ACGACACCCACGACCACGACGACCAGATCGACACGATCTTCGACGCCGTAGCCGACATGCTCATTTCGGGCGGCGGCGACTTCTTCTCCAGCAACTGGCTTTCATAACTCAATCCGTCGGCCGCTCCTGGTCGCGCTCATTAAATTCGTCCCAAGGAAATCACATGGCTGACCAGACTCAGCGGCTCGAGATCGCCACCGTAAGAGCAGAAGTCGGTAGCAACATCCTGTTCCGGTTTGCCAACGATGCTGTAGCAGCAGGAACGATCCCTACCGACTCAGGGAACATCCAGAACCTGAAACAGGTCATCCTTGAAATTCAGTCAGATGCCGCCGAAAAAATCAGCATCGCAACCACCATCTATCAGACCGCGGCCGCAGGCTTGGCCGCAACCGCTGACGGTGGCATCTTCCTTGTGCAGTCCTCCGACGCCGACACGATCTACACCGTCTGGAAGAATCAGGCAGGCGCCGCCGTCAACACCGGCAAGACCGCCATGTCGTCTCAGGCAATTGAGCAGGCCCTGACCGCATCAAACGAGGCCGCACAGGCAGCAGAGGATGCTGCTGATATCGCTACCTCCCGTACGGCTGGCTTTCTTCAGCCAGCAGCAGAATCCCCAGTAACTCGCGATGACGGTCTGCCGCTGCAGGAAGGTGATCGCTACTTCAACACCGAGCAACAGACCGAATATCTCTACAAATCCGAAGGCTGGAGCGCCAACGACAGCCTTGAAGCCATCGCTCTGCTGGAGGAGAGCATAACTGTCGCGCCGTCTCCGAGCGGGATTCCGCGCGCTGACACCTCAGGAAAGCTCGATCCCGCCTGGCTACCCTCCGCACTGACCGAGAGCATCGCCCGGGCTCAGGCCAAAATCGACTACTGGATTGACGCTCGGGATTACGGAGCCGTGCCTGGCGCAAGCTCGGATCAGTCGGCCGCAATGAATGCCGCAGCCGCTGCCGCGCTGCTGCAGGGCAAAGGCCTGAAGGTATCCGGGACGTATCGACTTTACCTACCAGTTAATTTCAGGAACGTACCTCTCGACGCCGCCGAAGCAACATTCCTTCTCTACACTGCGGATCAGGTAGGTTTGATCATCGGGGGCAGCTCGGCTATCAGCTGGGCGCCAACCGTGTCTATCGGTCAGTGTGTTAGGACCGATGGAACACGAACCGTGCCTGCTATCCAAATGCTCGGCTCCAAAGGGATGTTCGTACAAATCGGCCGTTGCACGCACCTTCAGCTCTGGGCATCTACGAGCTCCGCGAATAACGGAAGTATTGGCTACTGCCATTTTCACCTCGGCCAGATTGACAAGTTGTCATGGGATACTGACCCAGCTAATGCCGCCGGTCCTTCTGGTGGCGGAATTGGCAGTAAAGACCAATGGATTAACGAAAATACCTTCTGGTTGGAGCGGTCATTCGAGTTTTATAGCGGTGGATCCTACCGCCACAACCACAACAAGATATGGGGTGGTACGTTCGAGAACGAGACCACTATTAACATCCAGACGGGCAACAAAAACCAATTTCGAGGGCTACGGCTTGAGGCAGGTCCCACCACAGTAATTTTCGGCGTAGAAACGGCGAATAACTGGATCGAAAACACGTGGGACGGCGGCAACGATGACACATGGAGCGCGTTAGCCTCCGGGACCATCACAGATTTAGGCGTGGCTAATGTCGTGAGTGACGATTTTGGGGCACGTCACAACACTACTTGTGTTGCCCAGGCAATGATTACCGATCCTATCGTGGGGTTTCGAGTAGGAGAACTGAACTCGCGCCAGGCGCATTTGCAACGAGTGGGGGGCACTGGCGGTAACCAGCCGATGTGTTACTCCGACATGCTCCCCATTGAGGCAAACTTATTCTTCTATTTCCTTTATGCAGGCGGTGATGCTGGTGATGTGGTGCTCTATCGACCGGTGCTGGAGTTCTATGACAAGAATGAGATGCCGATCAATGCTGCAGCTGGTTGGATTACCGGAAACTCAATCACCACCGTTTCTGGAAATGCATTAACAACCAGTGCTGGGCAGGCTTTTTCGTACGCAACTATTCTTCAGTCAGCACTGGATGCCGGCGCGGTTTACGTCAGAGTTGCGGCTCGCGTGTCCTCGGCGCAGACGGCAAATGCCCTGGCGCGAAGGATCCAGATTTTCGCCGCCTATCCTCACAATTCGCTGTATCAGGGCTTGTCCATGCGGCCAACCCAAAGCAACATCGCGGTTACCGCTTTACCAACCGCCGGGTGGGCTCCGGTGGGATACACGGTGTACAAATCAGACGGCACGGCGGTGTACATATGCACATTCCGACTCAAGACATCAACCACAGCTGCAGCGGCTTCAGCGGCGACCTCCATTACGGTCAGCGATGCCACTGGCGTGGCCGTCGGAATGGTAATAGGCATCAATATGGACAACCGTGACACTCACTGGACCTCGGTAAGCGCTATTGCAGGCAATGTCGTTACGCTTGCGGCAGGATTGGTCGCCGCGTCAGCATCAGGGAGCAGGGTTGAAGTTGGTAAGTGGGCGACAAAGTGATGCTTGAGATTGTTAATGCTGGGCCATAAACCCAGCGTTAACAATTAATGTACTGCTATTTTCCTACGAACTTAAGTAGGTTTGGGAATGATTGCAGGCGTTCACTAATATCATCCGGCGGGCTAGTCCAGTTACCTTCGAATGATGATGATTTAAATCTTCCAAATGTGTCTTGGCTAGGATGGTGAGACCATACATACATTGATTCAGAGTGATCAATGATGTGCTGATAATCTTCTCCAAGCTCAAAGTGGTTCTTGCCTACATAAACAGACTTAACGTCAGATACAACGTTCTTCGTTTTGGTATCTGCTTCGCACACTGCGCCCAAACCAAGGGCTAGAAAAGCCTTCTCATTTGATGCGATATTACAAATCCTTGCGTTTTCTATATCCCAAAGGATTTTCTCGCCTTTATCATAAGTAACCAACTTGTTTACATTTTCATGTCTTATGTATTGTTGGGTCTTCTCAAGGTAGCTCAGCGCAAGAAAATCATCATCGTCTAACCTGAACGAGAAAAAGGGAAATGTTTCTGTGTCGTAAGCACAAGGCATGTCCTTGAGCTCCAAGCCCACTGCTGGCTCTGCAGCAAGCCAGTCATCAGGCCCGCGCTCCTGAATGGAAAGCCATGGGTGTGATTTTGCAGCTTCGTAAAGAGCATCTTTAATCTCATCTGGAAGCAACTTTGATGTGATTATAATAAACCTGAACCAAGATCTGTCAGGCTTTAATGTTTGCTGTGCTAGCTGAGGTATAGTTACTTCGGTAAGCAGCTTTAATCTAAATCTCAGTCTGTCGATCGACAAAATATTCTTTACGTGATCTTCCCAGTCGTTCTCACGGCTAGAAATCCATGATCCTGTGCTGCGCTTGGTCAAAATACTGAAAAACATTACCCCTACCATGGGGTACAAAGGTGCTTGTAGTGGTTGTGATTCACTCATAAAAATCCTTAATGATATCATTCTGGTTTTCCCTTCATGAGCCATGATACCTCGCAAGTCGCAGGGCGCGTCAACCGTAAGGGATTTCCCTCAGTGCGTGAACGCTTACGCGCCGAGGATGGTCATAGATGCCAGATGTCATCATGGTCAAGGAAAGCGACAATGCCATTCAAAAAAATGCTTCTTAACATCGCCGTTGCAACTTCCGCTATTTGTGGGGCAAGCCAAGCGGTCGCCTTCGACATTTATGGCTTTATCCCCTACGGCTCACGAGTCGATGGAGGACAGGTGATCAGCGGTCGTGCAAGCAAGGACTGGTTCTCGGCACTGGGTATTCGGCCTATTGACGTCGTGTACGAGCGACGAGTGCTCGATTATCCAGATGGTGAGAAGAGCAGGAAGCTGGCGACGATCAACGCAGACAAAATACGTGATCTGGCCAACTCTGCCGACCGGAAAAGGAATGTTCCGGTATCGCTGGACCTAGAGGGGTGGGATCGTTCTGCGCCCGGAACTCCTGGCTTGCTCCTGCAAACGCTGAAGGAATTTAGGGCTACCAACCCAGATGCGATGGTCGGATTCTATGCGACCGTCCCGCAAAATACTTATGGATGGCGGGAGGATAAGCAAAAGAGCTACGACGATCTGAACTCCAAGTATGCAGTCTTGGCCGAAGCCGTCGATTACTTTAGCCCTTCCTTGTACAACTACAGCAAGGGAGATTTTGCCGCATGGGAGAAAAGTGCTCGCTATAACATTTCAGCTGCAAGGAAGTACTCATCTACGAAAAAGGTCCTTCCTTACATAACCCCGGAAGTCAGCGAGAATGGAGCCACCAGATGGCTGAGCTATGACGAGATGATGAGCCGGCTCGAGGCGCTAAAGTCCTTAGGAGCTGATGGTTGCATAGTGTGGACGAGCAGTCAGACTCGCGATGCGTCCGGCAATGCGCCTGTCCTGGATCCATCCACTGGCTGGCTAAAGGCAGTATCCGATTTCGGCAAGAAAAATTCGTGACGCGAACTCTTAACGTAGAGAACTGGGGCGATCCGGTAGCGGTACATCGATGATGTAGGGTGGAAAAATTCTGTTGGATCGGGTATTACAGCTACTTTGCGCAACCATCAGGGATCCAACACATGAGCAATACAGGCCTTGGGCATAACGCCGAACATTCTTCCCCTGACGTCCGTCACGATGTGGATGGCTTTGAAGGGAATGATCAAAATCTAGAAAAACTCGGCGTTGTGGAGATGTTTCTGCGCTCCAATCTTGACAGCAAGTCTGCTGACGAAGTGATTCAAGAAGCCAAAGCAGAATAGCAGTAGGAGGAATCGTTTCTCCACCCTGTGAAGCTCGCTACACACGACTAGCCCGCCCAGTGCGGGCTTTTTTACGCCTGGAGAAAAGTGAATGCATACATCACAGAGAGGCATCGACCTGATCAAGTCGTCCGAAGGGCTGCGCTTGACAGCGTATCCGGATCCAGCCACCGGCGGCGAACCATGGACGATAGGATACGGCACAACGCGCGGCGTAAAGCCCGGCATGAAGATCACGGCCACCCAAGCGGAGGAGTATCTTAAGACCGACGTTGGGCGATTCGAGCCTGAACTTGCCGCGCTGGTAAAGGTACCGCTGAGCCAGAACCAGTGGGACGCGCTGATGAGCTTCGTCTACAACCTTGGATCGGCCAATCTGGCGTCATCAACCCTGCTCAAGCTGTTGAACGCTGGCGACTATGCCCGCGCCGCCGATCAGTTCCCGCGCTGGAACAAGGCCGCTGGAAAGGAAATGCCCGGGCTGACCAAGCGCCGCGCCGCCGAACAAGCATTGTTCCTGAGCAAAGCATGATCGCCGCCCTGAAGCTGGTGCCCGTGTGGGCGTGGGGAGTAGTGGTGCTGGTCATGGCGCTGTGCGTCGGATCATTCTCCGCAGCCTGGTTCTGGCAGGCCAACGCCTACGGCAAGGTCATCGCCACCAATGAAGCCAACCGCCAGGCCGATATCGCGCTGATCGCCAACACCGGAGCAGATCAGGCACGCAAGGCGCTCGCCAAGCAGCAGGATGCCGAGGAGAAACTCGCCGCCCTGGACAAAACCGCCACAGAACAGAAGGAAAAGGCCAATGCCGAAAACGAATCTCTGCGCCGTGCTGTTGCTGACGGCACTCGCCGGCTGCGCATCGCGGGAAGTTGTAGTGCCGGTGGTGGGAACGTGCCCGGTACCGCCAGCGCCGCCAGCGTGGGTGATGCAGGAACCGTCGAACTCGCTGCTTCTGTTGGATCAGCTGTTTACGACATCCGCGCCGGAATCATCTCAGATCAAGCAGCCCTAAGGGCGGCGCAGGCCTACATCAGGGACGTATGCCATTGATCGAAGCGTCTTGACCGGCAAGTGGGAATTCTCGTTAACTGTACGCATATACAGTTATGAGCTTTGCCATGCTTTTCGATCAACAGAAAATCTCTCTCGACCAGCTACTCAACATCCGCGCGCCTGGCACCTACCTAATAAAGGTGGAAGGGGACAGCATGCAGGGTGCCGGAATCTTTTCCGGCGACATCCTGATTGTGGATAAAGGCATGGAGCCTGCCGCCGGCAGAGTCGTGATTGCCCTGGTCAACCGCGATCCGCTGGTGAAATACCTGTCGTTCGTCGACGGAATGCCGGTGCTCACGTCGGCGAACTCCAAATACCCGGCGCGCTACATCCTTGAGAACGATGAATTCGAGGTATGGGGCGTGGTCACCTACAGTATCCGGGACCACGACAAGAATTGAGCATGACGGTGAAGGTGGTCTGCATTACGCAAGCTCACACCTTCCCCTTTACGGCCTTCGTGATGATGTCCGCCCATTCCTGCATCATGTCCCGGCGCTGCTCAAGGTACGTGGCATGGTTGTAGACATCGCGGATGATGCTGGTGTCCGCGTGCGCCAGTTGTCGCTCGATCCAATCCCGGTTGTAACCCTTGTGGTTCATCTCGGTTGAGAACAGATGCCTGAACCCGTGCGGCGACTGTATGCCGGTCAACCCGCACTGCTCGATCACCCCGTTCGCATAATTGGTGCCGATCGGCCGCTTGTTGTCGGTCCGGTTCACAAACACGTACTGCAGATGCCCGGTTAGGGGAAGCATGGTCTTCAGTAGCTCAACCGCCTGCGTCGGGAGGGGCACGGCATGGTTGCGGCGCATCTTCATTTTGCTTGCCGGTATGGTCCAGGTGGCTGAGTCCAGATCGATTTCCGACCATTCGGCGTGCCGGACCTCCCCTGGGCGTGCTGCTGAATAAAGCATGAGCATGAAGGCCGACTTGATCTGCTGGCCAACATTCGCGGCGTTGATCGTTGCCAGCGTCTTCGGCAACTCGCTGATGGGCAGAAACGGGTGGGGCTGGTGCTGTCCGATTTTCTCCGTGACTGCGTGCATTTCTGCCGTGGGGTTGACTGTAATAACTCCGGTAGCGATCGCGTACCGGAAAACCTGCCCCATCAACTGCCGTGTCTTCACTGCGGTCGCGACGGATCCTCGCTTCTCTATCCGGCGGACGATACTCACGATGTCCGAACGGGTTATCGAGCTGATCTGCCGACTACCGAATACCGGCAGCCAGTCCAGTTCCATGGCGTTGCAGATCACCCGCAAGGTTCCCGGCGTCAGCTTTCCTTTGCGGAAGGCGAACCACTCCTCATACACGCGGCGGAATGTGTAGCCGCTCTCCTCAAGGGCCTGAACCCTTTTCTCCTTTCTCGATTCGCGCGGGTCAACTCCCTGCGCTACCTCTTCGCGGGCTTCATCACGCCGCGCTCGTGCCTCTTTTAATCCAATCTCTGGGTATGTGCCCAACGATATGCGGACCTGTTTGCCCAGCCAGGTGAAACGGAAGTGCCAGCTCTTCACGCCGCCTGGTGCGATGTACATCGTCAATCCAAGCGAGTCGGCGAGCGTATAGGGTTTGTCCTTGGGTTTTGCCTGTCTAAGTGCGGTATCAGTGAGGGCCACCAGTACATTCCCTGTGGGGTTATCGGTCAATGTACTGGATGATGTACTAACTGTCGTGTCTTGGGAAGGTTTGGGATGGTACTCGGCGGTACGCCAATTCAGCGCCTTTGCGGGCTGAGGCTGTGTTTCTGACATGTGCCGGTTTGGGAGGGGAGATCAGAGTGGAAACCTTGAAAATTTCCAATTTAAGACCTGTATGGCTGGTAAACAGGGGCCTCCAGAAAAAGCCCCGTGTTCAGTGTACTAATCAATGTACTGATTGGTCGTTGCTGGGGGTCAGATCAGTCATCCATTGAGAGATGTCGGACTGGCGCCAGGCGACCGAGTTGGGGCCTATTCTAACTTGTTTCGGGAATGTGCCCTCCCTGATTCTGCGATAAACAGTATTCCGACCCAGGCCGGTGGTGTGAAGCACCTCGTCGAGGCGCAGGAGTCGATCAATATTCTGTGCTGCAGCCATGGTGGCTACCTCCGTCCGGGGTCTATGCGGGGTTGAGTGGTTGAACAAGCTCGGCTGGAACTTTCACGGCGTCGCCAATTTTGGTTAGCACCAAGGCTCTGCTGGCCGCTATCAGATAGGTTTCACCAAATGCTCCGTAAACCTCCGTCGCAATAACCGGCATCCCGTTTTCATCCATCAAAGCCGCGAATATCAGATTGGGGTGTTCGACCGTGAACTCGATCAGATGCTTATCGATCAACGGACCGCCGCAATGCCAGCAACTGGACGGCGCATAGCCTTCTTCACTAGCAAGCGGCAATGCCAGAGATCCGAACAAGGCAAAAGGTTTCTTCTGATCCGATTGCCGTACGGGCATCATGATCGTCTTGACCTTATCCACCCGAGCGACAGCCCAATCGAGCGCTGAACCTGTCAGTGCGCTCGTCTTTACTTCGATCATTTCGGACACGATGATTCCTCGCCCGCCGTACACCGGCAGGCATGTGGATAGATGGGGAAGGGGTTAGATCAATCCCAGTCGTGGCTGAGCTTTGGATTGGCAGGCGGAAAGCATTCGAGCGTAGAAAGCTTGAGCAGCGTGAAGTGGCCGCCCATCCATGCCGCAGTGTCGATGTGGATAACGTTGCCCAGCCTTGCTGGTTGCTTGATTGGCGTGTGGCCGACGATTACCGCCTTCACCCCTGTGACGATCGACTGATCCTCATCGGTTATCCGCTTCCGCGACCACTGAGCGACAGCTTGCAGATGGTCCACTTCAGCAGGTCCGGCGTTATCAAGCGCCCAAGTGAATTCCGTCCAGCTTTCATATGGGCAGTCTGCATGAACAATTCCGATGACCCCATCCGCCGTTTCAACCTCGATGGCGACAGGCAGATCGGCAAACATGGCGGCATAGTTCTGCTGCTCATCCCAGTTCAAGGCAAGGAACCAGGCGCCGCCATTGCTCAGGTACATCCCGCTATCCGCGCGGGAGACTCTGGCGTAGCTGATCGCCATTTCTTCATGATTCCCCTGAACCGGGTGGAACCACGGTTTGTTGATCCAGAGAAACGAGTCAATCGACTCAGGCCCTCGGTCAACCAAGTCACCGACGCTGAAAAGCCGATCGGTAGCCGGGTTAAATCCGACGCCGTTCAGAGCGGCCTGTAGCTTGCTGAAATGACCATGAATGTCGCCGACAACCCAGTCAGTTCCGGCTGTGTTTATTTCGTATCGCTGAACCTTAGGTTTCACAGGCACAACAGCGCTCCTCGCCGCATACGCAGCAGGCAATAGGGATAGGGTGGGGCCGAACGGGCGGCGGGGTTACTGCGGGGTGGCCGGGTGCGTTGCGTTCCACTGCTCGAAGGCTTCCTGCGTTGTGGCCGCGGTGATCGTCTCGTCGCAGGTGTAGCAGTAGGCCTTACCGCCGGACGCGCCTACATCGCGATGGCCCTGCTGGCATGGGTTCATGTGCCAGTCCTCTTCGTTTGGTGCGGGCTCTGGCGCTGATTGTCCGGCGAGGAAATCCAAAACCGATTCGCAATGCGCAGGGGTTGGCGAGCTACCGTGCTTCAGGAGTTCTCGCGCTGCGGCGATGTCCGATTCAAGATCATCGACGCGCTGATCTGCCACGTTCAAGCGCTGCTGCAAAGCGTCTCGTTCCTTCACTGCCTGCGTATGCTTGCCGCGCCAGTGCAGCACCGATTCGAGTTCGTCCCGATCCATTTTTAGATTGCTCATTTCCCTTCCTCCCGCTCACCATCAGCCCGCATGGCGTCGATGGCGTATTGATGAATTTCCCGCGCCATTGCCAGCGCGGCGCTTGGTGACAAGTGGGTTTGAGGCAATCGGTGAAGGCTGATGCGATGACTGCCATCAGTGCCAACGAAAACGGTGGCTTTGACCATTCGAACTGGTTCAGGCATGGCGATATCCCTGTAACCCATTCAGGTTACTTTTCGAGATGTAACCTCTGGAGGTTACTTTGGGGTTGGTCAGACTTGTTTCAGCAGGCGTTGGCCGAGCCAGCGCACGACGGGGACGGCCTTGCTGTTGCCGATCGCTTTGTAGCGCGGACCGTCCGGGCACTCTGTGGCGGGCTTGCCGCGCCAGGGGATCAGGGTGTAGTCGTCGGGGAAGCCTTGCAGCCGCTCGCACTCAACCGGAGTGAGGCGCCGAACTGATGCGCCAATCTGGGCGGACGGAATTCCTTGCCCGGCCTTGCCGCCGCCGGTGCTGAGCGCGCCGGCAATCCTGCCATCGCCGTTTTCATATCGAAGTTCAGCGCGAGAGTTCTCAGCGAATGCCGCGACAATTGGCTGGCCGCGCCCAGTGCCGTCCTCACTTCCATCAAATCCCTCAGCCTTAAGCGTGTGAGTCACCTCCCCAGTAATGCACACAGCGACCTGGCCGCCGGCGTTGGCATGGCTTCCGCTATGGTTCATTGCCCGCAGGGTGAGCGAGAGCGATCCGGCGTCGGCGCCATGATCCTTGCAGCTGAAGGCGAGGATGGCGTTTTCTTGACCGTGATTGCGCCCGAGCGGGTGAGCCTTGTCTTGTATGACATCGGGGTCCTGCGTGCCGTGCACAACCAGAAGGCCTGCTTCGGCATCTTGTTGGGTTGCGCTGCCTGCGGCTTTGCCGCTGGATTGAAGCGTGCCGGCCACCAGATGGTTTACCATCCCGTGATCAACGTCCGCTCCGCCGTCAGTGCTGCGCAGCGTGCCAGCGACATCCCGATTTGGTTGAACGAAGAACGTCTCGCTTTCGATGTCCATGCGAGTGTCTTTCGCCGTGAGCGTGGCCGATCGCTCGATCGAGCTTCCCAGGCTGTGGCCACCGAACGCCGGGATGCCGCCGAACATTGTCACCGCTGGGCCTTCATCACCCTCGCAGTTCATGCAGCCGTAGTGACCAAGCTCTTCAGGGAAGATGTGTCCGCATCCGCACTGGAGCGCAGGGCCGAAAGGAGCTGTTCCGGTAACGTCTTGCCCCTCGCCTCGGCGCGGCGCAGTATCCCGGCGCACGCCTTCGCGCTCAAAAAGTACCTCAAGGGGATCGAACCCTCTTCGAGCACTTGCGACAACGAACACACGGCGCCGTCGTTGGGCCAGGCCGAAATATTGGGCGTCCAGGATCCGCCACGCGACTGTTCTTTTGGGTCCATACACACAACCAGCGTCTGTCCAACGCTTCCCTGAAGGCTGCAGCTCGCAGTCTTCCCCAGCAAGCGCACCAAGAAAGCATCCGAAGGCGTTTTGCTTATCGGAAAGGACTCCGGGGACGTTTTCCCAGACGACGACGCACTCGTCATCGCCTCGGGCTGTTCGAACATGGTCAACTGCATCTGCGAGCTCCACATATTTGATGGTGAGGCCGCCGCGCGGGTCCAGCAGGCCCTGGCGCATGCCGGCCACGCTGAAGGCTTGGCAGGGTGTACCGCCGACAAGCACTGGCGGCGCCTTGATCTTCCCGGCAAGCACCAGGGCGGCGAGCTTGGTCATGTCGCCGTGGTTCTTCACCTTCGGGTAATGGTGTGCCAGGACGGCGGAGGGGAAGGGCTCAATCTCGGCGAACCAGACCGGGTTCATGCCCAGCGGGTGCCAGGCAGCCGAAGCCGCCTCGATCCCCGAACAAACGGAGCCGTATTCGATCTGCATAGGATCCTCGCCAGTGGCGTGATTAAAAGTTGGGAAGGGGATGTTTCAGGCCGCGGGCGTGGCGTCGTGGAACACATCCATCTGCGCCGCGCCATCAAGCCAGGCAGCGTCGATTCGCGCTCTGGCCATTGCCGCGTATTCAGGATTCAGCTCACACAGGATCGACCGGCGGCCTTCCTGCATTGATACCAGCGACGTGGTACCGGCACCGCCAAATGGGTCGAGCACTGTCCCGCCGCGTGGTGCGCCTGCCAGAATGCAAGGCCTGATCAAGTCGGGCGGGAATGTGGCGAAGTGGGCGCCCTTGAAGCTGTGGGTTGCAACGGTCCAGACACTGCGCTTGTTGCGGGTCAAAAGATCCCAGCTGCTCGGCTCCCGATCTGGGCGGTGCGTGCCTTTGCTCTGGCCTGGTATCGCCTGCTCGCGCTTAGAGCCTTCGCGCTGAAAGCTGTCACGATTGCTCCTGGCTGACCCGTCTTTGTGGAATGTTCCGTGTCCGCCTTCGCCGGTCGAGGTGTCCCAGCCGGCGGGGACAGTAACTCGCGGCTTCGGTACCGCGTCAAATCCGTGGCCGAATCCCACGCCTGATGGCGTCGGCCCATAAGCGGCCGGCTCGCGAATCGCCTGCATATCGCAGTGGTACCGGCGCGACTTACTGAGCAGAAACAGATACTCATGAGCCTTTGTGCAGCGATCCCGTGTCGACTCCGGCATTGGGTTCGGCTTGTGCCAGATGATGTCCTGACGTAGATACCAGCCATCGTCCTGCAAAGCGAAGGCCAGGCGCCACGGTATGCCCATCAGGTCCTTAGGCTTGTACTCGGCGTGCGTGGTCGCCTTGGCCTTGCGCTGACTCGCCATTACCTGCCGTTGGCTGATCGTCGAGACACCAACGCCCATATCGTCCCGCCCATGCGCGCCCCAGCTGCCGGCGTAGCTGTCGCCCATGTTCACCCAGGCGGTGCCATCGTCGCGGAGTACTCGCCGCACTTCGCGGAAGACGTCGACCAGCCGGACGATGAACTCAGCCGGAGTTTCCTCCAGACCGATCTGGCCCTCGACGCCGTAATCACGCAGACCGAAGTAGGGCGGGCTTGTAACGCAGGTGTGAACTGACTTTTCCGGCAGCGTCCGCATCATCTCGATGCAGTCGCCGACCAGAATCTGGTGCTGCTGGCTCATGGTTCGATTCCATGCGGTTGGGAATGGCCTACGCTTACCTCTCCACAGGAAGGGAGAAGGTCATGAGCGAGAACCGGGAATTGGCCCTATCTATCGCGCTTGAAGCTGTACTGAACGCAGCGCGCGAGCTTCACGTTGATGTCGATGAGCTTTGCGAGCAGGCAATTGGGTCGCTGACGTTTCTGCCTAAGAGCGTCTCGCCATCTGTTGTGGCTGCTATCCGAGAGATCGAGGTTGCAGCTGATGGGCTCGAGTTCGGTGGCGAATAGGTTGGTGGTGGGCTATACGTGGTGACCGGCATGGGGCCGGCTTAAGGAGTGAGAAATGACTGAGGAATATAAAAAGGTCTTGGGCATACCAGCGGAAAACACACTGGTTGAAATTGCCTCAAGCCGCGAGCAGCGAAAAGGACAGGACGCAGACCTGTACACGTTCAACGAACTCAACCCGGCAGGCGAGGTTGTAGCAACGCACAATATCCGGGATACGATGTCAGTCTATCCGCCTCAGACACGCAGAATTATTGTGGAATGATCACCTCGTCTCCGGGGTCATTTCGAATCATTAGCATGCTTTTCTGATCAAATAGTCGCGCCACATTTTGTTTGACCACGAAAACGTGGCGCGGCGCAGCAAGGAAGGGCGCAGAGCCTTTCGGGCCAAGGCCATGCAGGTGATGAATCATCAGTGTCATTGCCTCGCCTTGTTCCTCTATGCCGTGCCACTCCATCAGCTCAGCGAGCGCTGTCCGCGTACCTTCCATGGCATGCATCCGAAGTTCTTCCGAACCTTTCGCTTTCCGCTTGTTTGCAGCCTTTGCGCTGCGGTCTGCCTGGCTGGCCGCCATCACGCTGCCCTCTGTGCTGCCACAAACGCCTCGGCCTCATACTCCTGTACCGACAGCCTGACTATCTGATGCGGGGCCTTCGAGGTGGCGCACATGTACAGGATCTTCTTCAGTCCAGCGTGTTTGGCACGACTGCCCACCTCGGCCAGCACCTCCTTGAGCTTGACCGGCGAGTCGTGAATTTCTGCGGCCAGCGCCATGATCAGCAGCACGTCCAGCCCATCCAGCGGGCGACGTTCGGCACGCCACCAGACATGCGAGGCGCCTATTGCACCACGCTCACGAGCAACCTTGCCTTGGGTTTCAAGCTCAACCAGGTCAGCGCGAACTGCCTGAATGGTCATCCCGGATGATTCGGCCAGCATCTTCGCTGTCATGCCTTCGGGGCGGGTGAGATATCGCCAGATTGGAGTCATGTTGAATACCGCTTGGAAGTAGGTGTATGTGTTCGGCCCTTCGCCGCGTTCTGGCGGCGAAGTTCGGCTTCATTCGTTTCATGCTGCGCGTGCCTGCTGCCAGACGCCCATCGCTGTGAATACGGCGTTGGCCTCAGCCTCCGACAAGCTCACGTCGTCCGGTATGGCTATCCACCCTGATCCGATCACATGTTTCTGGTTGGCTGACGCACATATCTCGGCGTGCCTCTCGATCATCATCTGTTCGAGCTGCTCCAGCCGGTGCACACCTTCAGTGGTGAACTCGGTGGCTTTGCTGTACTGGGCGCCGCTGGGCTCTTGGCAGAAAACCGCGATATGCACAGTCCAACGGTGTGCGATGTCGCACAGGGCATCGACAACTGGCAGGCTGCGGATCTGCTTGCAGTTCTTCCAGTTGAGCATCACCTGCCGGTCTGGCGGTTCAACATCAACCACGGCGGCGTGATTGGTCCGCACCAGGGCGCGGCGGGCACGATCGATTTGAACTCGCCTGTTGCAGGGCTTGCGCTTGCTCATGCTGGCATCACCCAGGTGTTGCCGCCATTCTTGGGAAAGTCGATTTCGTACTTGGCGATCAGACGGTAGAACTTGCCGGTGCCGATACCCATCCGCTTGATCGTCTGATGACGGCAGATGCCAAGGTCTCTATAGGCCCTGATTCTTTCCGCACAGATCAGATCCTGAGATTCGTCAACCAACTTTGAGGGTGTTTTCGGCTGCAGATCCCTCGGCTTGCCGTGCATGCCAGCGAGAAATCTGAATCCGTGCCGGTACGCGATGCAGTGAAGCTGGTTGGTGGACAGTCGAACCTCCTCCGCCACCTGAACGCAGGTCATTGTTTCAGCCATCACGACGATACGATCGATCAGTTCCTGAGGATGACTGCGCGGCGGGCGGCCAAGCTTCTTCTCTTCCTTCGGCCTGGTGACCTTCTGAGGCGCTTCGATGTGTTTGGCGACCGGACGTGGCTTGCATTCCAAGGGCGGTGCGCTTTCGATCACCCCGCCATGACGCAGGAACTCATCTACCTGTGCGTTGAGGATTGCGGATTGGAGGCTGTTGTACTGGACCATGCTGATTTCAAGACTGATCATTTCAGGCTCCCGAAATAAAGAGGCCCCAGTTACTGGGGCCATGCCGAAATCGCGGATTGATTAATCGAATGGGATGTCGTCCCAGTCGTCAGGCGGTGTTGATTGGTCATGCGCCTGGCCGCCATAGCCCGAAGTCTGACCGCCTTTAGGCCGACGATCGATCAGGGGTTTTGCCATAACTGCCTGAACCATCTTTTCGAGCTTCGCTGGCGTTGTGACCTTCGCCAGGATCTCGCTGGCCGTCTTCTCGCTTTCGGCGGAGAACGGAGCGTAGATGGTCGGGCGCGGCAGTCCTTTTTCGCTGTTCTTCTCGATCTCCATCTGAATCAGTAGGCCGATAGGTTTGTTCATCAGCGAAGGAAATCCGGAAACCTGCACCTTTTCGCGCTGTTTGGATTCGTTGTTCCACTTCTCCACGGTGACCTGCGCCGGATCACCCGAACTGTTCAGCTTGAAGCAAGCCAAAATCGCGCTGACAGTCTGCACGCCGCCGTTGTTGGCCTGCTGTTGTCCATCTTTCAGGTAGCTGGTGTTGATATAGAACTGCGCTTCGCTACCTCCTTCGGTCTTGAACGTCAGCCCAAGACCTACCGACCCGGTCTGACCATTCACAAGCTCTGCGCGGGTGAAGGCCCCGATGTATTTGCCAGCCTCGTCGATGAAGGCCGATTTGTTGTCAGCAGCGCACGCGGCGTTGCGATCGAGATTGAACATTCGTGGGTTCCTTATGCAGCCTTGAGGGTGGGGATTTCGTAGTAGGAGCAGATCGCGGCATCAACTGCAGCCAGGTCGTTGTCGACGAAGGGATCGTCGAACATGCCCATTGGGGCCTTGGTTGTGTCTGAGCCGTTGTTGCGGGTGCTGAAGAGGTGCTGGCCGTCCTGAACCACAGCCCGAAGCACAATGGTAACCATGCCTTCGAGGGTGATTTTCTCGTCCAGCATCTTGCCGATCGTCTTCATCTTCACCTGGCCAGAATCGGTTTCCTCGGTATGGCTGAGGATGTAGACGCGAACGTCTTCGGGCAGCCGAAGAAGGGCCTCGAAAATGTTCCAGGTGTGCCGGCCGATTTCGGTGAATTTATCGAACCCCTTTTCCTCACTACGACGCATGAACTCGTTGGCGAGGATGTACTGGAAGTCGTCGATTACGATGACCTTGCGTCCGGCCTTGTCTGCCGCTTGGGCGCGGGCGATGACGTGCTGCCAGTTGTCGGTGACGTAGGGCTTCCACGCCTTCGCCTCGCGAAATGGCAGAGGCTTGGGGATCACTTGGATGAGCGCAGAAAGGCAAGGGCTCAGGCTGCGCAGTGAAGAGCTTTTGCCACTGCCTGATTTGCCCAGGATTAGCGTTACAGTTGCCATGTCGTTGGCCTCAGTGGTGACTGTCAAATTCCCGCTCAATCTTGCGGGCTTCGTCTTCGTACTCTTTTCGGTCGTCGCCAGTGAATTGCTCAGGCGTGAACGAACCGACCGTTGCCCAGTCCAGGTGGGCAGCCATGCGTGGTGAAATCATGGGTATGTCTCAGGATGTGATGCGGTCTGCGAGTGCCAGACACAGCATCAGAATGGTGAAGGCGGCGAGTACTGGGAAAGATCCGCGCCAGAAGACCAGACGGCGACGGCGCTGAGTGGCGGTCATGACACCCTCGCAATCAACATTCCCCGCCGATTCTCGATGCGTATCTGCCTCGGTAATGCGGCGACCATAAAAAAGCCCTGATTCACCAGGGCTTGAACAAGTGCCGCACGGTTGCGCGCGATGATCGTCATACCGAACCTCCTTGCTTGGCGAGAACGTCCTCCATCTGCCCCATGGCGATGCGCAGGCGGCCTGGCAGCTCAGCAAGTCGCTTTGCTTCGGCAGCCTTGCGGCGTTCTTGGAGTGGATCAGGACCGTAGTTGAACCAGTTGTCTTCTGCGCCACCCAGAGAACTTCCGTCCATTCGGTCATCAAGCAAACGCGCCTGGGCGCTGTCCGCGTAACTCGTGCTCATGATGCGACGCTCAGTCGGCCATGTGTATGGGCGTAGACCAAGGCTTCGACATGGGCTATTTCGCGGAACAGATCCGAGTAATCGGTGGGGCTGATGACATTCCCCTCAAGCAAGCCCTCAATCCAGCCGAAGGCCCGGGCAATGAGTTCGCGCGCCACCAGGGAGAACTCTGGTTTCTGCGCTCGGGCGAGAAGATTTTCGAAACGTCTGCGTTGGAATTCGTACATGGTCGCCTCCGTGGCGAGCTGAGAAATTCGGCGGGATAAAAAGGATTTATTCACTAGGCCGCATAGAGCGACCGCAAAGCGCTAGCTACGCGCTGGTCAATCTGTTCTTTTGCAAGAATCTCAGCCTGTTCTCTCTTGAATTTGAGCCAGGCGGAGTGCGCCTCGGATGGCGTCTCGAACAACCCAAGATGATGTCTTTTGCCGGTAATTGCGCAGTGGGCTCTGGATCGATACTTCTTATGCCGCGGGCTGTAATCCACGCCAGGCGGGAGGCCAGATCTTTTCTTATTGGCTTCCCTGACGAGGCAGTTTATTGAGTGACTTACAAGGCAGCATGTATTTGGCCCGTAAACCCTATTGCCCTTAACTAAAAGATCTTTATCTACTTCCTTGTCCTGCCATTCCTGGCGTTCCATCCAATTCTTAAAAGTGCTGAACAGGTGCCATTCTTCGGAAACAGTGCAGCCTTCGTATGCAGGGCTGTTTGGTCTGCTCGGCGCGTGGTAGCAACGCCTGAGAATTGCTACCCATCTAGCGTAAACAGGGCACATGCACTTGTAGGTGATCTTCCCGTTCTCGGTTCGAGTCTGGGATACCACATAATCTGCGTCGTTTACGCCAACACCAAAAACAAGCGGACGGTTCATACAAGGAACCTCTGGACCTGATTAATGCCAGCGCAGGTGACCAAGCCCGTGCCGTGAAGCACGCGGGCACCTGTCGATGCGGTCGATGGGGTGAGGTTATTTGGATCGTGCAACCAGCATCGCGTCGGCGACGGCGTATGCATCTTTTGCTGCGCCCAGTCCTAGAGAGCACTCGTCAGCGTTGTTGCCCGTGACAATTGCCTGCATCGCCTTGGCCGCGAAGTAGTCGCGCAGGCTCATTCCCAGCAACTGGCGCTTACACTCATCAACAGTTGTCGGGGATAGGGTTTCATGGTCGTAATCAGCGACCGGGAAGGCGTTGCCGCCGTCGTTCCTGCTCATGCTCAATCTCCTTGCTGATTAACCAAACACACTCGGCTGCAACCACAAGAACGCGAACGGCCAAGTGGCAGCGGAGTAGTTGCATGTGGGTGTGTTCGGGAGGGGTAGGGGTAATGCAGAGCCCGGTGCTGATCTCCGGGTTGAGAGTCATGCCGCGGTCAACGGCTTTCGCCTACCGCAATGCCAGTTATTACGAGCCGGTACCGCGCGGGCATAAAATAGTACTTAGCCGGTCAGCGATCACTCTCGGGAACTGTTAGTTTTCAAACCCACGCATCAGCCTGCGCTTGCTTCTTCATCTGCATCGGGGTGCAATCTGCCGTCCGGGGTAGCCTGTCCGGATTACCGGTCAAAACCTGCTAAATCACCTGGCTCCCCGTGAGAGGCATATGTCTTTAGGTGCAGGCAGATCACACTCCGATACAGCCTCTTTCGAGGTGATCGGGCTTGCTTTTTGGCCCACCGCAAGCAGGTGGTTCGAAGGCCCTGGTGGAACAGGGATGCCATTCCTTGCTGCCGATACCCGGCAAGGCTGGTTTCGGATATGCCGGCCAGTGTTAGAGCACTGGCTTCGCAGATCGGCTCTGCGCATTGATGCAGGGGGCCGCTTTCGCGGTGTGGACTCATCCGCATCCCACTGCGCACTCTGTGAATGCGCAGGAGGCTGGTTCAGTAGGGCTTTTCGACCTTGCCCTGGTCTTGCAGGCTTTTGATTTTGAAAAGGTCGTTCAGCATGGCGTCCATTTGATTGGCAAGCTGATTGCGCAGGCCGTCTTTCAGGGCGCCGGTTACGTTCGCCACGCTTTGCTGCATTTGCTTGCTGAAGTCTTCGGCGCAGATCTTGGTCATCAGCCACTGGGCTCGCGTGACCGCGTTGTAATCGCTTGTGGCCGGCTTTCCGTCACCAGGATTCACTTTGCCGTTCCAGTAGGCGGTGACCGTCTTCTCTAGTTCTTTGCGCAGAGTGGTTGCCGGGCCTTCCTGATCGCCCCACTGATTGACGCGGCGGTATTCGCGCTCGAACGAACCATTGATGGTTTCGTCGATCGCCTTCTGGATCTGCGAGGTCACGCGCTCGTCAAAGATCTTGTCGATGCGTTTTTTAACCTCAGTGGCGACCATTCCAGAGAGATCGTCATCCTCGCGGAGGAGCTGATCTGCAACCTGGCCCACGATTGCGGTTTTTAGTGCGTCTTCGTTGATATTGAGCATTTCAGTCCCTCCGTTGATTTCCAATACCGCCTCATAGAAGCGGCATCAGTAAATCGATCAGGTCTTATCGCCACGGATAGCCAGGGTAAGGCTCGCCAGATAGCCGATGTTCTGCCTGTGCAGCCAACTTCTCCCATAGAGCCTTCAGCCGCTTCCGCCCAGCCTTCGTTTCTCGGTCGGGGATGACCGTTTTTGCCAGTGCGATCCCGCACTCGTCGCTACAACAGGAGAAATCGTGACCCCACGCAGTGCTAGACATGCGTGCTCCGCCCCATTCATCAGGAGCGTCTTTCGCACCGCACTGCGGGCAGTCGTGGGTGAGGTGGTACTGTCGGTGACGCATATCTCTGCCCTCGGTTGATTTCCCGTCTGGCCCTGTTGCCAAGGCCAGCCAGTGAAATCTTCCTTGTCACTCACTGCGCCCGTCAGGGTCATTCGCACAGTTCGGTCATCACCTCGCCAGACTGAGCCCCTCAATGGCTTTCATCTGGCGCCGGTCGCCTCACAAGCGCAGCGGTTTGTTTCCTTCGGTTTACTGACCTCCCACCGATGGTGCCGGGAGTGACCTAACCGGTTTGGCCGGGTAGTCGTTCATGGCGCTGGTTGTTAAAGAGCGGCGGGTCTCTTGAGGCCCTGTCGCACCGTTGGTTTGTCGCTGCGATGGGTGAAATATGAACTACAGGTTCACATTGCGTCAAGTACCAAAAGTACATTTTTTTATCTCGGTTCATTTCTCAGTTCAGAAACTGCCGGTCGAAATGGGATTTACGATGAACCGAAGGTCCGCTATGCTCGCCTCCGATTACTGGATGGATATACAGTTTTTGTTAAGGAGGTGTTTTATGGCGCAGCAGGGCAACAAGAAGAGCTCAGGGCCAGCGACAGTCAGCCCAATGGAGCGGCTTACCATGCGCGTGTCGTCGATGATCAATCACCCGATCGCCCAAGAGCGGCGGGAGGTCAGGATTCATCGGCTGGACACGGACGGCGAAAGAGAGTGGCGGGAGATATTGGGTGCGCTTTCAGAGGCTGACGGGATCAATATGACCCTCGACAATGAGGACGAGTCGGTAATGCTTAGGTGGGAGGCATCCGAGGAAAATGAGCGCCAGGTTGCGGTGGCGGATCCATTCGAGGTCGAAGAGGCCGCACCTTTCTGAGTAGACAGAAAAAAGCCCGCTCATGCGGCGGGCTATTCCTGCTCAGGCTGCTAGCTGCAGCCGTTCAATCCGAACTGCATCACTGATTGCTGAGCGGATGAGGGGTTTTTAGGCTGCACGTAAACCTTTTCGCCGGATGTTTCCACGCCGTACTCGATCGAAACTGCGCTGCTGTTTTGGCCGGAAATGTACAGCGTCGCGGAACCCTTATGGGCCAGAAGCCAGTCGCTCTTCATGTCCACCGAATCGATTCGAGCGGTCGCCCTGCAAGTAGGACTGACTTGGGCGAGGCTGGCGATTATCTTCGATCCGAGCTGGCGGACCAGTTTATCACCGGTCTTTTCGAACTCAGCGTGCGCCTGCCATGCAGTTGCTGCGTAACCGCACCCAATGAGTAGAACGAAAAAGGCACCAAGCTTTTTGATGAACGACACGACAATTCCCTTTTAAGAAGCTGGGTCCGGATGATATCCCGCATTAGACCAGATTGGCATTCCATACCAGCAGTACTCGGGCCTGAATGTATGTCTCCTCCAGCCAGATATCCTCGGCCTTATGCTTCCTGTTGTCGGAAAGCATTTTGAATTTGTCTTTGCCCTTCATCTGCAGGCGCTTGATGTACTGGAAGCCCTGGTAAGAGAAGAAGTAAATTCCGTCTCCGATGAATTCCTTGATGCTGATGTCAACCAGAAGAGGGTCGCCATGCTTGATCGTCGGCGCCATCGACTGGCCCCAACCGGTGATCATCTTCAGGTGGTAATGCTCTTTGAACTCGACGCCCATTGCCCGGAGCTGGGAAGGGCTAACACGCACGTCCTGCAGCATTTCGGGGTAGTCGTGGTTTACCTCCCCACCACCCATCGCGCCGCGGATGTCGTAGTGTGCGATCCACACCTCATCACCCACTTTGCCTGGCCGGTAAGCGTCATACACCAGGACACCGCCCGCAGCTTCGACTTCATCACCTTCGGCGACCGAGAGAAGCTTTTGCAGCTTTTCGTTACCGAGACTCTTGCCGGCCAGCATCTCACGAACCTTGTCAGCAGCCGTCGACGACTCGACTGGCGCGGGAAAGCCGGGGCCTTCCCCTGACCCGTGCTGCAGCCATTCAATGCGCACGCCGAGATTCTCTGCAATGGCCTGCATTTTTGCTGCGCCAGGCATCGACTCACCATTGAGCCATTTGCTGGCTGCTTTCGGCGTGACTTTCGTCATTTCCGCTAGGCGTGCGCCCGCGCCCCACTGATCAATGCCTTTCTCGGCAAGTGATTTTTTGAGGCGGGAGACGAACGCGGCGCGGATATCTTCTATTTGAACCATAGGTTCAATATCGCATGCCCTTGCATGTACTTTCAGTTCCGACATAATATGTACTGCAAGTTCATATTTAGCCCGGAGGCCACATGAGCCCGCTTAAGAAATCGATTGATGACGCCGGCGGCGTTCCGGTGGTTGCCATGGCATGCGGCAAGACGCCGCGAGCTGTTTACAAATGGCTGACTGCCGAGTGCCTGCCGCGCACTGAATACACCGGTGAAACACGGTACGCCGAACGAATAGCTGCGCTGGCATCTGCCAACGGAAAGCCGTTTGAGCCGTCCTGGCTTCTGTCCGAGGCCCACCCTAAAAAATCCGCCGCTTAACCATTTCATCAGCCACAAGGAGCAGCACATGTACACCGACCCTAACCACCTGCGCGATAAGGCTACGAAGGTGCGCCTCGACGAGGTAGCAGACGATTTACTTACAGCAATGGCCAGGTTCCACAGAACCCAAAAGGCAGTACTGGCGCGTGACCTGCTCGAGCGTGCTTTGAACCAGATGATGGAAGAGCTTAACGCGAAGACTGACGTGGCTTGAAGTAGCCGAGGAGGGACTGTGCCTGAAAAGAAAGAGCTGGAGATTCAGCTCGATATGAGGGGCAGGGCCGAGCTTGAGCTTGTTGCGAAGTTGAAAGGAATGACGCCTGAAGAGATGGGCGCATTTTTGATCAATAAAGCGCTTTCTCAGCTCCGTCCTGACCCATCCAGAAGCAACGTCAGAGCCTTCCGTAAGGGCTGATTAGCCCCTGAGGGACTCATGAGGAACTGCTAGTGAATGATTCAACCACCAAATCGCAGGCACAAAAAAACCGACGGACTAGGTCGGTTCTTTTTACAGCGCTTGCAACAACGTTCTGGAGCGAATAATGCGCACTCAACAGAATAATGTCAACACAGCATCAATCCATTCCGCGCCACGTTTCGTTGTTTCGGAAAACGTGGCGCAGGTTTCTGCACCTATCGTTATCTCTGGAGTGAAAATCCGGCAGGACGAGGAGGGGCGTTATTTTCTTAATGACCTTGAGAAGGCCGCGAAAGCTGACGGCGTTGCCAAAGACATTCGACCTAATGAATGGTTGAGCTTGCAGGCTACTTCCGAAATTGAAGGGTTTTTAATTACGGAAAATCCGGGTTTTAGCCCAATAGCAGCAAAGCCTGGGCGTTATGGCGGTACCTACGTTAGCCGTGAGCTGATTTACAGCTACGCAATGTGGATAAGCCCGGCATTTCACCTGCACGTGATTCGCACCTTCGATGCGGTGGTGACTGGACAGATCGAAGCCGCGGAAGGTCGCCAATCTCGTGAGCGGGCCCGCCTCGAATCATTTGCCATGACGGACGCTGTGAAATACACGCGCCTGTCCGCTGGTAAAGAGTTGAAGCCGTTTCATTTCAGCAATGAATTCGACCTGATCAACCGAGTAGTTCTTGGCGGGTCTTCCAAGCAGTACCGCGCGGAGCATGGCCTGGCTGCGAATTACCCCATCCGCGACACCCTTTCGCCATGCCAGATTAAAGCTGTCGAGCACATGCAACGCCTCAATGCATCGCTCATAGACGTCGGCATGGAATTCGAGCAGCGCAAAGCGAAGCTTCATCAGGTGTTCATGCTTCGCCATCAGCGCGCCTTGATGGCTGAAACTCTGAGGATCGAATCATGAGCCAACTAGAGACCGTTGGCCTGCGCGCCGTTGAGTACACGAAAGCTTTGAGCGCACTGCGCACTGCTAAGTATGCCCTGCTGGATCGCATGGCCTTGTTCGACAAGACCTACAACGATCACGCCAGGGTGACTCGCGACAACCCTATGTACGAGCAACTGGAAGTGTTCTGCTTCGACCAGTTCAAGGCAAAGGATGTCGCTCGCAGTGCAGTGAACAACGCGAAAAAGCGCCTCGTCAATGCGGCCCTCAAGCATCAAAGGGAGGTCGCATGATGCATTACTTCAAGCGAAACATCGGTGATTACCACAAGAAGGCGGGGCGCCTTTCCATGCTTGAGCACGGGGCGTACACGCTCTTGCTCGATGCGTGCTACGACCGTGAACGCTTCCCCACCATGGATGAGGCGATCGACTGGTGCTGGGCCAAAAACAACGAGGAAATCGCAGCTGTTGAGTTTGTTTTGCGCAAATTCTTCGAGGTGGTTGATGGTTTTTACGTGCAGGCCCGCATTCGGGACGAAGTAGCGGCATACCACGCTACCGCATTGAAAAACAAAGAAATTGCCGAAAAGCGCGAAGCAGACAAGCGCACGAAGCGTGCTTCAAACAGCACGAACCGTGCACCACTCGTGCACGAACCGGCACCTAACCAAGAACCATTAACCACTAACCATAAACCATTAGAAGATCAAAAGACTTCGGCGCCAGCGCCGGCGGCCGACCTGTTCCCGAAGTTCTGGAAGCTCTACCCGAACAAGAAAGGAAAAGCAGCCGCCGAAAAGGCGTGGAAGAAACTCAAGGTCACTGACGACCTGTTCACCCTGATCGCCCAAGGTCTCGCCAAGCAGTGCGTCTCGCCGGGTTGGACCAAGGACAACGGCCAGTTCATTCCGCACCCGGCAACCTGGCTCAACGGCAAGCGCTGGGAGGACGAGGTTCAGACGCCGAGCAACGTCCATCACCTGCCGACCAGCCGCCACACCGGCTTCGACCAACGCGATTACAAGGCCGGGCTGACAGCTCGCGGGGATGGCACCTATGACTTCTGAATCCCCAAAGGTTGACCTGACCGTGAACGACATCGAGCGTCGTTTCAGCGTGGTTGCCAAGCAGGCCGCTGAATGCCCAACCCACGGCGCCTATGCCGCGATCATCCGGAAGAACTCTGATGTCGCCTCCGGTTGCCCCGGCTGCGCCGCCGACGCTCAGCTGCGACGTGATCAGGAAGAACAGCGCCTGATGTACGCCCGAATCGCCGAAGAGCGCTTGGAGCGCAAGCTGGGGGCCTCGCTGATTCCTCGCCGGTTCATGGGCAAGAACTTCCAGGACTACCGCGCCGAGACCGCTGACCAGAAAGCCAATCTCGCGAAGTGCATCGAGTATGCCGACAACTTCCCGCAGCACATGGCAGACGGCCGTTGCATCGTGATGACCGGCACTCCCGGCACCGGTAAGACGCATCTGGCCACGGCCATCGCTGGCTTCGTGATCGTGAACCACAAGGCGACAGCCGTGTATCGCACCGTCGGTGGGCTGCTGCAGTACATCAAGGGCAGCTACGGCGAGAAGGCGACCTACACCGAGGCGGAAGCATTCGCCAGCCTGGTCGAACCCTCGCTACTGATCATCGACGAGGTTGGCGCCACCAAGCCGACCGAGTTCGAGCTGGCAACCCTGTTTGCCGTGATCAATGGCCGGTACGAGGAGCAGCTGCCGACGATCGTCATATCCAACATCGACGCCAAGGAGCTGGGCACCGTGTTGGGTGATCGCAGCGTGGATCGCCTGCGCGAAGGGCGGGGCATTGGCCTGGTGTTCGAAGGCGCCTCGGCGCGCATTCCTCGGAGGGCTTCGTGATGACCCCCAACCAGCAGAAAACAATCGATGCCCTCAAGTCCGAGGGCTTCCAGGTTTCCCGGAACTACCACGACATGACGCTCATGACCAAGGGTGCGGATAACCGTCTTGTGCGCCATGACGGCAGCCAGCGTCGGGCAGCGCAAGGGCCTACCAACGTCCGCCTTGTCAGGGGGTGCGTATGACCAACCGAATCTGGATCGTCCTGACCATCATCGTCGTGGTAGCCGGATACGGCGTGCACCACAAAGTCCAGCGGGTCACTGCGCCTGCTCAGCAGGGAGCGTTGTTCAAATGAGCATCGAGAAAATGCGCGAAGAGTTCGAGGCTTGGCACAAGAAGGAGGTTGCCAGCTTCATCGCAGCTGGCGAGGTTCATGCTGCCCGGCACATGCAGGCATTCAAAGAAACCATGCTGGCGGTATGGGAGGCCTCACGCGCAGCACTGGTAATTGAGCTGCCGCCGAAACCACTGGTTCCAGACGATCCAGAAGAAGCCATCGACGACAGCCATATGGACGCTTATCACTCAGCAGTAGGTATGCGTCACGCCTGCTTGAAGTTCATCGAAGCCGCAGGCGTGAAGGTGAAGCCATGACCGACATCCAGAAGCTGAAGGCGCTGGCTGAGGCGTTGCCGCGCAAATCGTGGGAGACGGCTCATGCGAATCAAGGCGGTCGCGGCTGGGAAGTGAAATCTGGAATCGACCAGATTGCTGCTGACCTCACAGAGGCGCGTGCCGCATTCATCGCAGCCGCCAACCCTGCCGCAGTGCTGGAGCTGATTGAAGAGATCGAATTATTCAGGGCCATGGCGGCGCAGCCGGGATCGCTCAATGCGATGCCTTCCTCAGATTATGACGGCCTGAAACGCCAGTTCTTTGCGCTGCGCAATTACGCGCTCTGTAAGGACAAGCTTGCCGGTTACTACAGTCGCGAACTGGAAAGCTTGCGCAGTGTTGATCGTTCTCAGTCTGCCGATGAGATTGACGCCGAGCGCAGCATCAACCAGCAACTCACTAATGATCTATTGCAGGTTGAGGGCGAGCGCGACCAGCTCAAGGCCGAGAACGAGGCGCTGCGTCACAAGGCTGAGATTCTTCGCTACTTCGTCGGAGCTGCCTGCACATGTTCTACGGAGATAGATGCGCGGGGTTACAAGTGGTCCGAGGCCTATCTGGATGAGGCCCTTGCTTCGGCTCGTGAAGCCATTAGCAAGGAGGTCAGCCATGACTGAAGTCCTAATGCGCAGCCGCGAAGACACCAGCCGCCTCATGGGCATCCTGCATGCCACTGACTTCACCAAACCGAAGTTGATCGTGATCAAGGAGCCGGACCGCAACGGCGAGCAGAACAAGCTGCTGCACAAGCTGCTGAGCCAGATCGCCGAACAAGTCGAATGGCACGGGCAGCGGCTTTCAATCGTCGTGTGGAAGCGGCTGTGCACAGCAGCCTGGCTGAGAGAGGACGGTCATTCTCCGATGCTGGTCCCTTCGCTGGATGGGCACGGTATCGACATGATCTTCGAGCACACCTCAAAGCTAAGCGTTAAGCAGTGCGCCAGCCTCATAACTTGGGTTGAGGCCTTTGGCTCTCAGCAAGGGGTCAAGTGGTCAACAAAAGATGTCTGGGGAGGGCGGTATTAATGGCCGAATATTGGAAGCCTATCGGCTCAATCTCTGGGTATGAGATCAGCTCCGAAGGACGCGTCCGGGCTGTCACCAGGACTATCAAGCAGACTCAGTGGTCAGGAACCGAGTACAGCAGGAGTTTCAAGCCTCGGGAAATGGCCGTTTACATCTGCAAGCGAACCGGCTACGCACAGATAACTCTTGGTAATCGAAAGCGCGCTCTGGTTCACCGGTTAGTAGCAGATGCTTTCATCCCTAACCCCGAAGCGAAACCGCAGGTAAACCATAAAAATGGGCAGCGTGCTGACAACAGGGTTGAGAACTTGGAGTGGTCGACATGCTCCGAGAACGTAAAGCACGCTTACGACGAGCTTTCGCGGCTGGCTAACTGTCAAGGAAAGTTCAGTGGAGAGCACCCTACAAGCAAAGCGGTGATCTCTACGGACCTTTTGACTGGGTTTGAGACCCGTTACGAGTCCGCAATGGATGCGGTGCGCGAGGGATTTGAGAGCAGTTGTATCAGCAGGTGTTGCGCTGGGAAATCCAAGTATCACCGCGGGCGCACTTGGGTAATGGCTGAAGATGCCTCTCAGGAGGTCGCATGAAGACCATTAAGGCCCTCATCAGTCACTTCATCACCATTCTGGAAGCCGGGTATCACGCCCAGCCAGCGGCCTGCCAGTTCGGGGGTGGGCTGTGATCGGACAGGCAGTGAAGAAGTCGCCGCCGGCACGCAAGCAGAAGACCTGCGCCAATCCGGAATGCGCCACCAAGTTCGTGCCAGCCAAGCTAGGTCAGAAAGTTTGCGGATGGGTGTGTGGCCTGGCCATCGCTCCGGCGAATCAGGACAAGGCGCGCAAGGCGCTGGCTCAGATCGAGCGTAAGGAAGTGCGTGCGCGCAAGGAGAAGCTGAAGAGCAGGGCAGAGCACATGCGCGAGGCTCAGACAGACTTCAACGCCTTCATCCGCCTCCGTGACGCGGATCTCCCGTGCATCAGCTGCGATTCGGTCGCCACCGATGACGGGCTGATCACCGGCAGTCGTTGGGATGCTGGCCACTACCGATCGGTCGGCGCCTGTCCCGAGCTGCGATTCGAGCCGCTCAATGTCCACCGCCAGTGCGTGCGATGCAACCGGAACCTTTCGGGTAACGCCGTCGAGTACCGCATCCGGCTTGTGGTCCGGATCGGTGCCGAAAAGCTGGCCTGGCTCGAAGGGCCTCATGAGGCGCGCAAGTACACCATCGACGATCTGAAAGCCATCAAGGCCGAGTGTCGAGCAAAAATTAGAGAGATGAAGAAGGGGGAAGCAGCATGAGACTTATCGGAGCGCGTCAGGCATGGTCGGACGCACAGCACGAATCAAATGCCTCCATTAGCGCGATAGCGGCTGAAAAGGCAGAAACCGCAACCAAGGTCAGGACTGAGCGGGTAAAGCGCCGGGAGGCTGTGTTCGCTGCGTTGGGTGACGACAAGGAGGAGCGCATTCAGGTCGTTCGCCAGCGAATCAGCATCTCGGAGACCCGCCGGACACCAATCGGCCGTTCAACCGCGCGCGCAGCTCACCTGGCAACCATCGGCAAGGTACTCCGCGCCATCGACACCTTGCCGTTCCAGGTGCAGCAGTTCGGGCACTACCTGTACCACCCATGCATGACGGCCGTGCACATGCTCAACGCCGAGAAGCTGATCTGGAGCGAAGTGGATTTCTCAGCGCTGACCGACGCCAAGTCCGCGAAGGTCCACTGCATGATCACGGTGGCCCTGCAGTCGTACAAGGCGGAGGTTCATGGTGGGCCGGCGTGGGGGCCGGCACGGGTAGCGGAGGGCATGCAGAAGCTGTACGGGATCACCATCGAGCCGAAGCACTGGAATCGTGACTGGCTGGAGATCTGGGACTTCCTGCGCCAAGCCATCCACGAGGTGGACATTGAGGCTCAACAGCCGGTTTGGCAGGTCATTCATGCAGAGAATTCGGAACATGCCGCATAAACTATTTGCCATGGTGGGGGTTTTGGGGTAATTTTCCCACAGTGCGCAAATCACCCCCAGCGCAAACACACTTCAGAAGCCCAGCCATCGTGCTGGGCTTTGTCGTTTCTGATAGGCCTATTCAGGCCCTCAAATTTCCATCGTGCTGCTCCCCAGCGCTCCTTTGCCCGGATGCTTCGGGCCTTTTATTCTGGATTGCCCATGACTGACGTATCCCGCATCGCTGACAGCACGGTGTTCAAAATCGTCGTGCCTGTCCTTCAGACAATCCTGTCTGCTGCTGCGATTGGCGCGTTCGTGTATGTGGTGGGCTCGCTCTCTACGCTTCAGGCCTCGCTGAACGCATACCAGACCAGCCAGGCGCTGCTGACTCAACGGGTAGATTCCCTCGAACGTTCGCGCGATGCCGGTGACAAGTTCATCGACACCCTGCGTAGCTCAGACCAGCGCCAAGACTTCCGTCTGGACTCGCTCACTGAGATGGTCAAGTCGTTCGGACGGCCAAAGTGAGGTGCGCACTGGTTGTAGTGCTGTTGCTTGCCGGCTGCGCACAGCAAGACGCAGGAACCCGGCAACCAGCTGAGCACAAGACAACGGTTTTCCGGTTCACGTCTGCTCCGTCCGCATGTCCTGAGCCCGAACCACCAAAGGCCGCACTTCGCCGCGTGACGAAGAGCCGTGACGACTGGAAGCGCTACGCCGAAAGCCTCGAAAAACTCATACCCTCGGACGCAGAACATGGCCCTCATCCCTGAATGGCGTAAGGCCTGGCGAATGACCAGTGTGCAATTGGCGGTAGCCGGTGCCGTGCTCAATGCGGCAGCAGCGGGGTGGTCAGTATTTCAGGGGGCGGTTGATCCACTGGTGTTCGCTGTCGTGAACATGGGGCTCAGCATTGCTGTCGCGGTGTCCAGGGTGATCCAGCAATCGAAGCTGCGCGAACCGCCGGTTAACGAATAACTCACGCCACAAACTCAGATGCGTCCATTTCGTGGCGCGAGGTGATCACATGGCAGCTTCAGCAGTGATGCTCACCATCAAGCAATCCTGGTGGGTGATGCCATACATCAACGCAGTCGTCCTGTTCAGTCAGATCACCGGTCTGGAGCCCGACTACGACAAGGTGGCAAGCACTGCGCTTAAGGGAATCAGCATCAAGGCGGTAGACAGTCGATGACCACACAAAAACCGCGAATCCCCGTAACTGCTGGTCAAGTCATCACAACCGACAGTCTATCGAACATGGTCGCCAACATCGGCACCAACCGGGACAAGCGCTCTCACAGTCAATTCGGCTTCGAGTTCGTCACACCGTATGAGCTGGAAGCGGCGTATCAATCGAACTGGCTCGCACGCCGTATCGTGGACAAGCCCAACGAGGACGCCCTGAGAGAGTGGCGGGCATTCAGCGGCAAGCAGGCCAAAGAGATCGCGAACGAAGAGCGCCGCTTGGGAGTGCAGCAGGCCTACCTTGATACGTGCTGCTGGGCTGACCTGTACGGTGGTGCTGCCATCCTGATGGTGACCGGACAGGACTTGAGTCAGCCGCTCAACCTCGACAAGATCAAAAAGGGCGGGCTGAAGAACCTGGTGGTGTTCGACCGCTGGGACATTCAGCCGACCGAGTTCAACTTCACCAACCCGCTTGCGCCCAACTGGATGCTTCCAGAGTTCTACATGATGGTGAACGGGCAGCAGAAGATTCATCACAGCCACATCATCCGTCGCACGGGTGCTCGCCTGCCGCGCCGGATGCGTCAGTTCGAACAGGGCTGGGGTGACAGTCGTCTGCGTCGTTGCATGTCAGACCTGCGCGATGTGGTAGCTACCAAGGGTGGCATTGCCTCGCTAGTGCTTGAGGCCAATGTCGACACGGTGAGTGTTGACGGATTGAAGTCGGCGCTGGCAAGCCCTCAAAAGGACCAGGTCACCGAGCGTTACCGCCTCTTCGGGATGATGAAGTCCATCGTCAATCTTGCACTGCTGGACAAGCAGAGCGAAACGTACGAGCGCAAAAGCATCGCGTTCTCGGGGCTGAGCCAGATCATGGAGCAGTTCATGGTGTGGACGGCGGGCGCCGCTGAAATGCCGGTGACTGAACTCTGGGGGCAGTCAGCTTCCGGCCTGAGCGCCAATGGCGAAGGTGACCTGAAGACCTACCACGGCACGATCAAGGGCAAGCAGGACGGCCAGATGCGGCTGGACCTTGAGCTTATGGACCAGGTGCTGATCCGCTCCGCGCTGGGAACCTACCCGGACGACATCGAGTTCGAATGGAATCCGCTGGCTCAGACCTCTGGTGTCGAGCAGGCTCAGGAGGATCTGGCGGAAGCCCAGGCAGATGCTTTGTACATCGAGAACGGCGTAATCAAACCAAGCCATGCGATGCGCAAAGCTCAGGCCAAAGGCACCTACGCCATCACCGACGAGCAGATCGCCGCGCAAGAGAAGTTAGAGAAGGATCAGGCTGATGGCATTGGTGACGACGGCGACGGCCTCCCGGGTTTCTCCTTTGGCAAAACTGACGGCGCTGAACAAGACGCTGATGGGAAAACGGCAAAGGAAACCCCGAGCCCCTAAACCGGTCCTGCCGAGCAAGGATGCGGAGCAGTTCTATCGTGGGCAGCTTCGAGCGATGGTCCGGTTGATGGCGGGTGAGCTGGTTGCCGCCGTCGAGCCTGAGCTGAAACGGTTGAAGCCCGACTACATCGCGGACAGCCGCATGACGCTCGATGGAAGCTGGACGGAAGAGATCCTGAAGGCGATTCGCGGCGTGTCACAGCGATTCGTCACGCCTCTGTTTGATGCGCAGGTTCAGCGGGTGGCCGCGAGCACGATCAGTCGCGCCGAGGCCGATAACGCTGAGGACTTCCGCAACTCGATCAACCGTGCTGTCGGTATCGACTTCGAGCTGATCACTCGCCCCAAGGGCATGCAGGATTACCTGGAAGCCTCAATCGCTGAAAACGTCAACCTGATCAAGTCCGTCAAGACCGAATATTTCCAGAAAGTGGAAACGATCGTGCTGGGCGGTATGAAGAGCGGCGCTGCCCCATCAGTCATAGCCAGGCAGATTCAGGAGCAGACAGGCATCACCGCCCGCCGCGCCAAGCTGATAGCGCGCGACCAGATGTCACAGATCAACGCCGACCTGACCGAGAAGCGACAGGCTGCAGCGGGGATCGAGTACTACAAGTCAGAAGACGCCGGCGACGTGCGTGTGTCTGGCAACCCTGCGGGGAAATACCCGAACGCCAAGATCAGCTGCTACGGCATAGCCCGCCAAGATATCGGCTTTGGCGAGGGCGTCTACAAGGTCGGTGTCGGTGCAACGTGGGCCGGACAAACCGGGTTGAAGCCGGGCAAGCATCACCCTCTCTGCCGCTGTGTCGCCATCTCCATGATCCCCGGCGTGAACTACTTCCCCGACAAGAACGGGTAACCCATGAAAAGAATGACAATCGACGAGACGTTCGCGCCTACGTCTCGCACCCTCACGCCTGAAGGTTTCCTGTGCGTGAAGGGCATTGCGGCGCGCACCGGGGTTTATCAGTACCTCTCCAGCGAGCTGGACCTGGACGGCCCCGAGCGGATCGTCAACGTGTACCGCTCCCCTGAAGAAGTGTTCGACCCCGAATCCATGGCGACGTACCTCGACAAGGACGTCACCAACGATCACCCCGAAGACCTGGTCGATTCGAAAACCTTCAAGGATGTCTCGGTCGGTCACGTACGCGGCGTCGAGCGGGACGGCGACAACCTCATCGTCGACATGATCATCAAGGATCAGTCGGCCATCGACGACATCCAGTCCGGCAAGGCCGAGCTTTCCCCCGGCTACCTGGCCGAGTACGTCGAAGCGCCCGGCATCGCACCTGACGGCACACCGTATGAGTACGAGCAGCGCGACATCCAGATCAACCACAACGCGGTTGTACAAGCAGCACGGGCCGGAAAGGTCGCCCGTATTTTTGATCACAAACCGAAAGGTATCCCCACTATGGCGACCCGGAAGCTCTTTCTGGACTCCAAAAAAACCCTCTCTGTCGTGCTGGATGAAGAGCATGCAGTGATCGTCGAGGACGGCATTGCACGGCTCATGAAGGCACTCGACGAAGCGAGCGATCGCGCAGATACGGCTGAGGCCACCAAGGACGCAGCCGAAGAAGAGCTGGAGGAAGCCAAAAAGGCCACCTCTGACTCTGCCATCGGCCTCCGTGTCAAAGCCACCCTCGACACCATCGCCCTGGCCTCGAAAGTCGTGAAGTCCTTCGACGCCAAAGGTCTGGTTTCCCCGCTGGAAATCAAGCGCGCCGCCATGGCGCAGCTGAAGCCGACCCGCGACTGGGCGACCAAGTCCGAGGCATACGTTGTCGCCGCATTCGATGCTGCCGCTGATGAAGCGGACGAGAAGGATGACGATGACGACGACGGCACCAAAACCAACGACAGCCTGACCCAGTTCGCCAAGGACGCCGCCAAGGCTCCAAAGCTGACCACTGACGGCTCCGACACCTACTCCAAGTTCCTGCGAGGTGAAAAGTAATGGCCACCGCAATTGATACCTTTGGCCAGTACGCTGGCAAGGCCTATGAAGGTCAGATCAATGACCTGTCCATGGCCGACGTCACCACCGGTGTGGCAGACGTTGTCATCCCTTTCGCTCGCGCCGTGGTCTCTGGCTCAGCCTCCAAGCGTGATGCCCTGCCTGGCGCAGGCGTGGGCTTCTTCCTCGGCATCTCCGTGGCCAAGACCGTAGGCGTCAGCACCAGTTACGTGACCGGCCAAGGCCAAGGCAGCGCGAACCTTCCAGGCAGCTACCGCGTCGGTGAAGAAACCAGCCGCGTCAGTCACGGCCGTGTCTGGGTCAAGACAGTTGATGGCGCCACCGTCGGCGCTCAGGTCTACGCCAAGCCAACCACTGGCGAACTGACCAACGCCAGCACCGCCGGCAATCACCTGCTTCCGGGCTGCACCTTCCTGACCGCTGCTGCGGCCGGTGAGTTGGCGCTGATGCAAGTCAAGGCCATCAACCCAACCACCATTGCCGCTTAAGGAGCGCTCACATGAGAACAATGGACGCACAGGCCCAGGCGCAACTGGGCTTTCTGATCGGCAACCTGACGTATATCGAACAGGAAGTGCTGCGTCAGCCGTACCCTGAAATCCGGTATCCGACGCTGCTGAACGTCGACACCTCGGCTCCGGACTACATCGAGTCGATCGGCTTCAAGGTCCTCGACTACAAGGGTGAGCCTGCTCCAATCGGCGACCTGTCGCACGACTTCCCGCTGGCTGAGATCGCATCGAAGATCGGCGGCGTTGACGTGGTTCAGGCTGGCTTGGGCTACACCTACACCCAGATCGAAGTCGGCAAGGCCATGGAAATGGCGAACGCGCAGGGCTTCGGTGGTGCGATCAACTACCTGGCCGAGAAGCCGATTGCCACCCGCACCCTGACCGAGCAATGGCTTGACCGCGTTGCGATGGTTGGTGATGCGCGCTGGCCATCGCTGGCAACCGGAGGCCTGATCAAGTATCCGGGCGTTCCTGTCCTCGCTACCGGCACTCTGCTGGGCGGCGCGAACAAGACCATTGCTCAGATCCTCGCCCAGGCGCCGGACACTGCTGCAAGCGAAATGCTCACCCTGCTGAACAACCTGGTTCTTCAGGTTTACTCGGTGCAAACCAACAGCATTTTCCGCCCAACCCACATTGAGATGCCACTTAAGCAATACGGTCAGCTGAGCACTTTCCGAATCCCGAACACGTCGGAAACGCTGATCAGCTATCTCGAGCGCGTGCTGAGAATCACCATCGAGCCAATCCTCCAGCTTGCAGGCGCTGGCGTCGGTGGCACTGACCGCATGATGGCGTACACCAAGAACGCCCAGTTCGCGAAGTTCCACCTGCCAATGCCATTCACCCTGAACGCGCCTATCCCGTCTCACGGCGGTCTGCGCTTCGAGGCGGCCGGTGTGGTGCGCACTGCTGGTACAGAGCTGCGCGTTCCGATGTCCCACGCCTACGTCGACGGCATCTAAGGAGGTCACATGACTTCGAAGAAGGTTTACACCAATACCAGCGCCAATCCGGTGGTCCTTTCGGACGGCAGCTCGGTGGGCGTCGGTGAGCAAACCACCGATGCCCAGTACGAACTGGCGAAAGGCTCGTTCTGGGAAGAGCACGGCGTGCTGGTTACCGGCGCTCCGGAAGTCGCGCCTGAGAGCAATGTTCAGCTCGACGAACTGCGCGCCGAGAACGCCAAGCTGAAGGAGGACTTGTTCAACGAGCAGTCCAGCCGCCAGAAGCTGGAGACGGACCTGAAGGACCTGCCGGGCCAGCTCAAGACTGCGCAGGACAAGCTGACCGAAGAGCAGGCTCGTTCCCAGAAGCTGGAGACGGACCTGAAGGCGGCGCTCGCCAAGAAGTAAGGCTGACCCGCTACACAGAAGCCCCGCCAAGTGTGGGGCTTATTCATTTCAGAGGTGCGCGACGTGGCAGAAATCAATGTTGATGTGACGCCGCAGATCGTCGCGGACTTCCGTGAGTTCTACGAAGAATTCGCAGACCCGGTCAAATGGTCGGACGCCAAGATCACCAAGGCGCTGAACATCGCCAAAAGTGAGCTCGGCGCCTGCCGCTGGGGCCTGTACCAGCCGTATTCGTTCTTGCAGCGCGGATGGTTCGCCCTCACGGCTCACTACCTGACGTGGAGAGCAGCAACCTCCGATGCAACCTCTGCGGACGGTAGCGCTTCAACACCCTACGCAGTGTCCAGCAAGAGCGTGCGCGACGAGTCTGTGTCCTTTGCCATTCCGGCGGCGAACGCTGCCTTGACGACATGGGAGGCCGCTCTGGCGCTGACCCCCTACGGTGTTGAATACCTCCACCTGCGCTCGCGGGCTGGCATGGGAGCGATCTGCGTATGATCGCGCCTACCGTAAGTCTCATCGGTAAGCAGCAGGTTGAGCAGGCCCTCAAGGAGCTTGCGGACAGGCTCAACGGGAATACCCGCGTGCTGGCCGGCGTGCCCAAGGGTGCCGGCGACTACGAAGACGGCCTGACCATCGCCACCGTGGCCGCGGTCAACAACTTCGGCTCTGAAGACGGCTTGATCCCGGAGCGTCCATTCCTCGGGCCCGCGATCGACAAAGGCGCCCCACAGTACCGCCGCCTTGCTGAACTCATGCTGCCCAAGGTCATGGCCGGCGAGATGGATATGCGCATTCTGCTTGAGCAGATGGGCCAGCTCGCCGAGGGCCACATCAAGAAAGAGATCACCGATCTGCGGGTTCCTGCCAACGCCGCCTCCACCATCGCGGCAAAGGGATCAGACAACCCGCTTATCGACACCGGCGCGCTTCGCCAATCCATCCGCTACGTCATCGACGACGGGGCCGACCCTATCGAAGAGGGTATCTGATGGGCCTGAACATGCGCGGCCACGTCAGCGGGCCCTTCGTCACCCACAAAGGCGTGCAGCTCAATCGCTACGCCAGTGCGGTGGTGGATTTCGAGCAGAAGCTGACTCTGATCTACTTCGACACCTTCGACGCGAACGTGCAGCCGGTGAGTGACAAGGAAATCGAATTCCTGCAGATCGGCGCCGAGCGGATCAACGATGTGCGCGTCATCCACCGTAACGACGGCAAGGGCATCGAGCCCTCAACCGTTGGAAAGCTCGCCGACATCCTGGTGTTCGCCGAGACGCCGGACAAGCCAGCCACCTGGTGGAAGTCAATTGCGACCGATTACCGCCCCTGGCACAACTTCTGCCGCGCTGTGATCGCCAAGCTGGACCCGGAAGAAATCGCCAAGCTGGAGGGCCAGGCCAATGCTTGATACCAAAGCGTTGTGCAAGACGGTCTGCCGCATCGTGGTTGCTGCGACCGGCCTTCCTGCTGATCACGTCATCATCGGCGACCCGGGCGGACCTTCACCTGCCGGGCCGTATTGCGCGGTTCGCCTGCAAGACCCTGCGCAGTTCGGGCAAGCCAACGTCACTCAGAGCAACGTCCCAGCACCGGACGACCCTCAATACGAGGACGTCATCGTTCGGGTCGCTACCCAGTTCACGCTGGGCTTCAGCCTGAACTTCTACCGCACGGGCGCCATGGCGTACGCAGCCTCGATCAACGAGGCAAACAAGCGTGAGCCCATCAAGAACATCATGCGCCGCGACAAGCTCGGATGGTCGCGCGTGTCAGCGGTGAACAACCTGACCGGCCTGTATCAGGCGGCCATGGAAGAACGAGCCCAGCTCACCCTCTACCTCTACGGCGAATCCATCGCAGAAGACCGCGTGCAGCGGATCTATCGCGTCGGTTTCAACGTGCAAACCGAACAATCTGGCGCGATCGCGCAAGGGGAAGTAAATGGCTTATCCGGCTGAAGACATCATCAACATCACCACGCTGATCAGTTCAGCCGGGCTCGGCACTGCCAACTTCGGCGCGGGCATGGTCTTCGCTGATTTCGACTCGTCCAGCGATGCGACCTTTGTAGAGGGCAGCTACCGCGACTACGGTAGCCCGTCCGCAGTAGCCAAGGATTTCGACATAGCGTCCGACCCATACAAGGCGGCGCTGGCTTGGTTCTCTGCCATTCCTAAGCCGAAGTCGCTGCGCATCTACCTGCGCCTCGAGGACGACACGCCTGTCGAGTCGATTAACGACGCGATCAACAAGGGCATCTGGTTCTACTGGTACGAGTTCGAAACAGCCATTCGCGCGAACGATGCCGATGTGCTGGCCTTGGCGAGCGCCGGCGATGCTGCTGGCAAGTTCTACGCCTACACCTCCAGCCAGGCTGCGGTGCGTGATCCATCGCTGTCGACGGACATCGTCAGTAAAGCAGTGACACAGGGTTCGCGCCGCATGCTCGTGCTGAGCCACGCGACGGCCCCGTACGCCGGATTCGAGGCCGCTGCAGTGTTCAGTCGCGTGAACTTCAACGCGGCGAACACCACCATCACCGGTGAATTCAAGAAGCTGCCGGGCATCGACGCCGAAGACCTGGCCAAGACTGCATACGCGGCCATGAAGCAGAAGGGCGCTGTGTTCTACACCAAGGTTGAGACCGGTGGCGAGGTCGACAACGGCCGCATCATCAACTCGAAAACGACCTCGACCTTCGGCGAATACATCGATGACGTGTTCAACCTGGACGCTTTCGTCAACTTCCTCACGGTCGGCCTGTACAACGCGCTTGCCAAGGTTCCGACCAAGGTGAAGCAGACACCTGAAGGCCAGCAGATCCTGATTGATGCGGCCGCCCAGATCGGTGAGAAGTTCATCGACAACGGCTACCTCGGGGCGCGCACCTACACCAGCGACGAGACTGGCGAAGAGGTTCTGAGTCGTGGCTACGAGATTTTGACGGTAGCGACTGACATCCTCGACATCAGCGATGCCGAGCGGTCTGCCCGCGCCGCCGCCCCCATCACCATGCGCCTGTTCCGGGCCGGTGCCATCCATACCGTCGATGTCACGGTTCAAGTTGATTAAGGAGCAATAGAGCATGGCCTTGAGCGATCTCTCAGTAGAAAACACGATTGTGGTCATCACTGGCGTAGGCGTGCTGGACGACTGGGGCCGTACTGACCCGCCGTTCACCGTCGAGCCGATCGATGATCAGGCGAACCTCAGTCGCGGCCTTGGCGGCAACGCGGTGCGATTCCACCGGAAGAACCCCGGCCTGCGGCTCACGGTGAATCTCATGCCCGGCAGCCCTCAGGCATTGGCACTGCAGGCTCAGATCACGGCGAAGGCCGAGGTCTCCGGCTCCTATGCATCGATTGCCGGGCTGGAAGGCGCTGTCTTCGCTGAGGGCGTCATCACTCGTGGCAAGTCCATGGCGCGCGGTGGCCCGGGCATGAACGACGCCACCTTCGTCATGGAATTCAACAAGGGCGTGATCGTATGAATGCCGCCGAATCCTTGATTCGGACTATCGAGTTCGAAGGTGTGAGCTATCGCTTCGCCATGCCCAGCGCCGAAAAACAGCGCGCTGTGCTGTTCCGACTGGGCAAGTACGGCGTTGAGCCTATGATTCGCGGACTGGCGCTGGCCGAGGTCGGCGGCGCTTCCTCGATCGCCATCGCCGGAGGCATCGTCGGCACCATGCTCGCTCGCGTTCCAGAAGACGACTTCAACTTCATCTGCGACAGCATGTTGGCGAAGCTCTTCAAGGAAGGCGAAACGAATCCACTGACCCTGCACGACTTCTCGGGACGGCTGAAGACCTACTTCACCCTGGTCGTTTTGGCACTGGGGAATGCGTTCGAGGATTTTACCGGACTCCTGACCCTCTTCCAGAAATCTACCGATTCAGTCGAGGCGGTGGATCCGAGTCAGGAGAACGCCTCAACCCAGCCATCGACTGGGAACTCTGGCGACCCTGTGTAGGGATTCCCGGACTCTGCCCGCCGCTGTGCACCTACCGCGACTTGCAGGACGGCACGCACACGCTGGGCTGGGTCAGGCGCGCCAACCTGGTCATGGATGAAATGCTGTACGTGCAGGCTCTCGCTAATTCAAAGAGCTGACTCAGTCTTCATCAGCTCTCGCTTTACGGACTCGAAGTCGGTTCGCATGAATATCAGCGGAGGAGCGGAGTCCAACTCGACCTTGATGCTTCCTGATTCGACAGCGTTAAGGAGAAACTCTTTGCCCTTAGTGCTCGACGGACCAAATACTCGCGTCCCATTTAGGCAGAGTGATTGGAACTTCAAATACTTATCGTTGACCTTGTAAGGTCCGGCGTCATTAGGGCCGCTAGTCTCGGTGGTTCCGCATAGTGCCGAGCGCGGATCCACAAAGTTGACATAGACCTTCCCTTCCTTCAGCGAGGCCGTCATAGCTGGAGTATTCGAGGCAGCAGGCCTCAGAAAAAACATTGTCGCTCCGAGAGGGCGCCAGTCGGGATCGAGTCTCGATGCATGGGTAGTTTTGGATTCATCTGAGCCCCGATCACTGCTGCAAACTATCCATTTCTTTTGATATCCATATGCGCCTCTCGGCCCCCAACACCAGCCAAGCTCACGGATCTGGGAGATTGTTTTATCACGCTCGTAGCATGCCACTGGAGTGTATGGATCATCGCCAGGACCTCCACGGCATTTTCCATTCTCGGCATCAGCCTTCCTAATAAGTTCATCAGGCCTCGGTGGGTTTATTTCTACCGAAAAGACCACGACAGGGAAAAAAACAAGCGCGGCCAAAATCGCTGCCTTGAAAGCTGCATTTTTCATGTTCTCTTTTCCAATTGGTCATACCCCTCGCCGGTAAATCTCCACGTCGCGTGAACGTGCTGCCTTATAAAGGCCAACAGCAAAGGTAATTGAAGTGAAGATACTAGAGCAATTCATGATTGCACTGGGCATCAAGGTCGACGAAAAGTCCTTTCAAAAAGCTGACGCGGCCTTTGGTGGGCTGACCAAATCTGCTCTGCAACTCGGGGCGGTGCTGGCCGGAAAACTTGCTATCGATAAGGTTGTGGGTGACTTCAAGAACCTCGGCACTCAGCTCGACAATTTCCAAAAGCTCACTGGACACAATACGCTGCATGTTCAGGCCCTTGGACAGGCCTTCACTGCCATGGGAGGGAGTGCTGACGAGGCCCTGGGGACGTTTCAAAAGGTCCAAGAGCTTATGAATTCCAAGCTCACTGGGAAGATCGAGTGGGCTGGAGAGGCAGCTAAATTCGGCTTTAACCCGGAAGGCATTCTCCAAGCCAAGAGCGTTGAGGAGGCGTTATCAGGCATCGCTGGTGAGCTGGAAAAGCTACCCCCGCTTCAACAGCGCCTAGCAGCGCATGCACTTGGCTTCAGTGATGATGAGAAGCGAGTGTTGATGAGTGGGCGCGAAGAGGTGGAAAAGCTCATGGATGCGCGCGGCAAGCTTGGCATCATGACTGGCAAGCAGGTGGAGGATGCTGCCCGGCTAACAAAGGCTAATAGCGAGCTAAACCAAGTATTTGATGATATGGGCAACACCATTGCTGGTGAGCTAACTCCTGCACTAGCTGATATGGCGGAGGACTTCGTCCATTTCTATCGAGACAACAAAGACTTGGTTGATTCTGGACTTAAAGAGTTCTTCGGAGGAGTGGCTGAGAACATTCAGCTGGTAGCAGCCGCCATGGCCTTGATGGGTGGCGCAAGTGCGCTCAAAGGGCTTGCTGCGCTAAGGGCGCTTCTTGGTATGGGAAAGGTTCCGCCCGCGGCAATGCCGGGGCCGTCAGCCGCGCCAGGCGCCGCCGCAACTGGGCTATCTCTGCTTACTCGGGTAGGCGTGCCGTTAGCTGCTGCAGTTTACTCCAGCAAGCTGAACGAGGGAGAGGCTGAAGAGCTTACGAAGAATCGCATGAAGCAGGGCGGCGCCCAAGCGGCTGGTCCAGTGATCGACTATCTGCGCTCAAAGGGAATTTCAGAAACCATCGCAACCGGCATCGCCGCTAACATCCAAAAGGAGAGCAACTTCAACCCAAAAGCTGTTGGTGATGGCGGCCAGGCTTACGGCTTGCTCCAGTGGCACCCTGATAGGCAGTCGGAGTTTGCAAAGTACTTAGGCAAGGACATCAAAACCTCAACGTCCACCGAACAGCTGGATTTTTTGGTTCACGAGATAAGAAAAGGCAATGAAAGGAATCACTTCAAAAATGTCGAAACTGCTCAGACCCCTCGCGAAGCTGCCGATGCATTTTCCCGGTATGTGGTTAGGCCAGCAGATACAGACAAGGAGGCCAAAGAACGCGGCGATCTTGCCGAGTCCTATGGCCGATCTGCACCACGCTCCATCGCTCCCGAGGTCAGCGCCGAAGAGCTCTTCCGACTCAGCCGGGGCTATAACAACCAGCAAGAAAGCCTGCTCGATCAGACTAAGACCTTCCTGGACGCTCATCGAAAAGCGGCACATCAGCCAGTATACGATACGCCCGAGGAATGGAAGCCAATTCAGCGCGAGGCGCCGCGCGAGTACAGCGCAAGCTCTGTGATCCAGAATCCCGCATCTAGTGATGCATCGGCGAATAACCCGCCCGCACCTTCCTACACCGATCAGCGTCAGTACCACATCCACGGCGCCGACACCGAGAAGGTCAAGCAGGTTCTTAACGAGCAAATGAGCGGGCTGATCGACCAGACTTCGAGAGACTTCAAGGGGCCAGAGCGATGAGCATCATTTCAGGAGTGATGAGCATTTTTTCAAAAACGCTGCCTGCTCTGGGCCTGATCGAGTTCGACGCAAAGCTTGAAGGGGTAACGAGCAAGGCTATCCAACTCACAAGGTTTCCGGTGGAGTTTGGCGCGAATACCAATGAGCACGCCATTCTGCTACCTGATCGCTATCTGCTCACCGGCGCCGTTTCCAACACCCCGCTGGGGATTGGTCTCGATGACATCGGCATGATGGGGGCCGGAGCGGTCGCCTCTGCCGTTGGCGGTGTCGCTGGGGCTGCCGTCAGCGCCGTTTCGGCCTATCTGCTGGCGGGCAGCGACGACACCAGGGCTTCAACCACCTGGCGCGCGCTGTCCGCCTTGCTCAAGTCGCGCGCCCCCATCGAGCTAGTGACCGAATACGAGACCATGCCCGAGATGGTCATCATTCGTCTCGATCAGCGCACCCGCCCCGAGGATGAAGACGGCCTGATATTCATCGCGGAGTTGCAAGAGATCCGCCGTATCAGTTCCCAGGTCGGTCAAGGCGTGACCTCTGCCGACCAGTTGGCGCAAAACGACACGGTGACAACGCAAGGTGCCCCGATGGTTTCGACCGGCTCGGCGTCTGTCGAGGTGATTGCATGAGTCGGTATCGAGTCGAGGTGCAGGCGTTACCTGCCCAGACCTTCAGTGCAGCGCTGGGCAACAACACGCTCACCATCGAGATTCAGTGGATGGTCAGGCTGAGCGTTTTCCGAGTGAACATCCTGACGGCGCAGGGCGTGACGCTGACGGCCGGCCGATACCTGCTGCCCAACGTTGATCTGCTCGCCGGTCTTTACCCGCCGCCAGATGTGGATTACGGCTCGCTGGTTCTGGAGGGTGAGCAGCCAACCCCCGCCAACCTTGGCATCACCAACACGCTGGTATGGTCTGATGGCTGATGAAATCTATCTTCGTAGGTATCGACTCAAGGTAGGACGCAAGAGCGGCACTAGAACGTTCGAGATGCTTCCTTCGGGTGATGGCCTGCGTCTGACGTTTCAAGTCACGCACTTCGCTGGAAATGCTTTCAGCATCGCAGATATCACGATCTACAACGTCTCTGCTGGGACGACTACTCAGATGCTTGGAGATGGTGTAGCAAAGCCCTACGAGTTCATCTCTTTGGAAGCTGGTTACGAGACGATGTTCGGGAATATCTTTCTCGGGCAAATCACGAACGTGCAGCGGGTGCTAGAGGATGATGGAGCAACGAAGGGCATTCGCTTCTTTTGCATGTCTGCCGCCCAAAATCGTGATGAAAAGCAAATAAACCTGACGCTATCTGCCGAAACAGACCCAGTTCAGATAATAGAGGCGTGCGCCGAGCCATTCGGGGTCGAGATTCGCTTTTATGGGGACTTCTCGAGTCTTAAACGTCGTTCGCGCGGAACTGTCCTACAGGGCAGCCCTACCGCTCGCATGAACGAGCTTGCCGAAGCGTTCGAATTCGATTGGATGGTTGAGAACGACGCCATCAAGATCATCAAGCGCGGCTTTGCTATGCCCGTGAAAGCCGTTATCAGCTCCACGACCGGAATGATTGGCTCGCCCTCTGTGAGTTATTCCGAGGTCGGCATTCGCTACATCCTCGACCCCAAACTCAAGCTTGGCGATTCGATCAAGTTGGAGTCCATTGCACCTCGCTTCGAGTATGCGGGCGCTTTCTACGCCAACATTCCTCGGACCATAGGTGAGGGTTACTACAAGATTTTCTCTTTGGTGTTTGCAGGCGATTCCCACGGTGATCAATGGGAAGCGCAGATCAGCTGCCTGCGCCTTGATACAGCGGCACAAGCTGGCCTTTCTACAGGAGCAACCCGATGAGCGATCCTTTAGCCTCGCGCACGCAGTCGAAGTTCTCCACGATGCTCAAGGAGGTTTTCGGCGAATACCTCAAGGACAACATGCGCACGAGCGTTCCGGGCCACGTGCTGAGCTTCGACCCAGCGACCCAAAAGGCCGAGGTACAGATCGGGCTGATGCTGGAAGATCGCCAGGGCGTGCAATCGGAGCGGCGACCCATCATTCACGTCCCTGTTCAGTTCTGGGGCGCTGCGGGCGGCACACTTGAATGTCGAGTAGCGGCTGGCACTGAGGGAACATTGTTCTTTTCGCAAGAGTGCATCGACTCCTGGGTTGACCAGGGGGGTGTGGCCGTCAAGTCCGAGCCGCGCCGCTTCTCGATCAATGACGCGTACTTCTTTCCGGGTGTGCGATCCATTCCGGGCGCCATCACCGATTTTTCAAACGAAGGTATTCGCCTGCGCAGCCTGGATGGAACGGCCTACTTCTGGATCCACGACGACAAGACGCTTGAGGTGGACGGGGTTTCGCTCAACGTGAAGTGCATGACCAACTTCGAGAAGCCAGTGAACTTCGAACAGGCGGTCACCACCGAAGCCACGATCACCAACCATGACGTGAGCATCGGTTTCGAGCACACCCACATCGGCGTGCAGTCCGGAAACGGAACATCAGGGCCAGTGAATCCATGACAGTCAGAAAACTAGACGCAGACGGCGATCTGGCATTGGGTCAAAACAAGCTGCTGACCGGTTACACCGCCGAAGAGGTTGCCCAGAACGTGCGCACGCGGCTCAAATTCTTCCTTGGAGAGTGGTTTCTTGATACCTCGGACGGTACCGACTGGTTCGGCAGCGTCTTGGGCAAGGGATCACGGCTCGCGTCACGCGAAGCGGTCATCCGTCGCCGGATTCTCCTTGCCCCGGGCTGCGCCGGCATGACTGCCTTCAGTGTTACCTCGGACCCTGCAACCCGCGAACTCACAGTGAGCGCGACCATCGTCAGCTCGAATGGCGACAGCGCAGACATCAACTACGTGCAGGCGATCGTTTAATGGCTGAAATCACAGATCAAGGCATCACTGGCGAATCGCTCAACGATTACCTGGCGGCCCTCAAACAAAAGCTGCTGGCCATCGATCCGGATTGGAACCTTGATCCTGACTCGCCAGATGGGGAGCTGGTCGGCATTGAGGCCGAGCTCATGGCGAACCTGGACGAGGGTGTGGTCGCGGCCTACCGCAGCAAGGATCCGGACAGCGCGACGGGCGAGGCGCTGCGCGACATCGGGAAAATCTCAGGCGTGCAGATTCGCGCCGCTACCTACTCGGTCGCGCCTATCACCATCACAGGCCCTGCCGGGACGGTCTTGCCAGCTCTTTCGCAGATCCGCAGCAAGATCGACAACACGCTGTGGCTGACAACCTCAGCCATCGTTATCGGCATCAGTCAGACCGCCACGGGATTCGCGACCTGTTCGACCTCTGGCCGCGTTCTGGCTGGGGCCGGCGAGCTGAGCATCATTGGCACTCCTTACCCAGGGTGGTCGTCTGTTACCAACGGCGAGGCCACACCTGGTGAGGCGGCAGAGTCCGACGTTGAGTTCAGAGCGCGCCGAAACAACTCGGTAGCGCTGGCTGGCAGTAACATGAAAGACAACATGCTGGCCAGCATCGCCAACGTGTCAGAGGTTACCGACGTCAAGATTCTGGAGAACAACAGTGATTCGCCGACGGATCCGGACGGGATTCCGTACACGGCCATCGCGGTAATTGTGAACGGCGGATCGGATGCAGACATCGGCAAAGCGATGTATGCGAAATACAACCCGGGCACGCCCATGTACCCGCGCTACAGCACCAAGACCGACACATGGGTAGACCCGCCTGGCGCCACTGGCGTGAAGGTCGAGGTCACCTCGGCGGCCACTGGAAACGTTGAGACAATGACCTTCCAGCGTGCTGTTGGGCTGCCCGTCTATGTGGCCTTGGATATCAAAAAGGTCGGCAATCTCCCCAGCGACATCGAGGATCGGCTGAAAAAGGCCATCATCGAGGACTCGACCAAGACGCTTTTCTCGGGCGAGTCAGTCGCAGGCTTCAACCAGGGTGGCTACGACATAGGCGAGCTTGTTCCGGTAGGCCGACTGTACACACCCGTCAACAAGATACTCGGGCAATACGGCGACAGCTACATCATCAGCCTGACGATCGGGACCAGCGCCGGAAGCCAAGGCCTGACGCCTATCCAGCCGGGTATCGCGCAGATGGCCACCTTCGATCCTGACAACATCGACGTTACGGTGACGCTATGAACATGGATCACGTCGAGCGGGCGAAGAAGCGGATCATCAACCAGTATCGCGGCAAGCCACTCATGCTGAAGTGGCTGACGCATCTGCCTCAGGTCGCCAACGATAGCCTGGAACCCGCTATCGATCAGATCTACGGCAGTTATGACGTTGACACGGTAACCGGCGAACAGCTGGACGTGATCGGTCGTATCGTGGGAATCCCTCGGCCGATCCTTCGCGGGGCAGCATATGACGTCTTCGGCTACGCAGGGAACGACAGCTACACCAACTACAACGTCGCCCCTTACATCGGTGATGGTGCCGCGGTCGACGCGCCGCTCAACAACGACCTGTACCGGAAACTGATCAAGGCCAAGATCGCACGGAATGTCAGCGATGGCACAAGCGACAGCATCATTCAGCTTTTGGAAATCGTCATCGGCGTGAAGGTCACTGCGCTGTCGAGCAATGGCGATAAGTCGTTCGACATTGGCATTGCCTCGGAACTGGACAACACCACGCAGTACCTGCTCGACAACTTCGACATCATTCCTCGCCCGCAAGGCACTCGGATCGGCCAGATATTCATCTTGCCGACAAACATCGCCGCGATTGAGCAGGCCTCTGACCGCATCTACAACTTTTCAAACTTCACACTGCCCGGAGATGTGTCCTGATGGCAAGACAAGCCTTTAACAAGCGCTGGGCAGAAGACGTTGAGACTCAGAATGCTTCGACGGTCTTTCAGAACCCCGGTGACCTCAGGATCGGCACCGGCTGGGAAGGCGGCCAGGACAAGGACGCACCTCCTGCCGGACAGGAGAATTATTGGCACAACCGGGTCGATTCAGCGCTGCAGGACATCGAGCGCCATGGCGTGATGACCTGGCATAACGAGGCGGTTTACTCCATCGGGGCACCTTGCCTTGCAGAAGACGCTCTCTATTACGAGTCGATCGCAGACGGCAATGTCGGTAATTCACCTCCCAGCAGCACTGCGTACTGGCGTCTGATCGGCGCAAGCCTGTATTCCAGTTTCACTGTTGGTGAGTATAAGGACGTCGCCCATAACGGCTCGCCTGACTCGGGCTGGCTGAAATGCAACGGCGCGTTATTGCTCCGATCGGCATACCCGAAGCTATTCTCCAAGATCGCCACCGACTACAACACCGGCGGCGAGCTGAGCACCCAGTTCAGGCTTCCCGATTGGCGCGGCATGTTCCCACGCATGCTTGATGACGGGCGCGGGGTCGATACCGGACGAGCGCTCAACAACACACCCCAGGCCAGTCAGAACCTGGCGCACACACACAGCGCATCTACCAGTTCTGCTGGCGCTCACACCCACACCACCGAGTTCGCTCGCGAGAAGGTTGCGCCAACCCCGGCAGACAACGCGGTGCTCGGCGACCAGATCACGGACGGCAAGCAGACCATTGCGACCAACTCGGCCGGCGCCCATACCCACACCGTGAGCATCGGCTCCAATGGCGGTACGGAAGCACGCCCTGTCAACCTGACGCAGGTCAGATGGATCCGCTACTTATGACCCAGAAAACCGTTTACCAGTACGACGAGCAGGGTTGGTACATGGGCGAGACGCTGGCCGATGCTGACCCGATGGTCCCCGGAAATTGGCTGCTGCCAGCCGGGACAACTGAAACCAAACCTCCAATTTTCACAGCGAACAAGATCCCCAAGTGGGTCGGGTACAAGTGGAAGCTGGTAAGCCCGCAGGTGTGACATGGAAATGAAGCGCAAACGTAAATTCAGCGACAAGATGGAGAAATTCTGCCTTGCCTACGTTGAAACCGCGAATGCCGCCGAGTCATACCGCATCGCCTACAGCACCGCCAATATGGCCACGGCCACGATTGGTCGCGAAGGGTACAACGTCCTTCAGTTGCCTCAGGTACAGGAGCGGCTGGCAGAGTTGCGCGAGCGCGTGATGGATCGTCACCAGATCACCGTTGACACTCTCCTGCTTGAACTGGAAGAAGCCCGCAAGGCAGCTTTATCGGCGGAGACGCCACAAGCTGCCGCCGCCGTAGGGGCGACGATGGGTAAGGCCAAGCTGCTGGGCCTGGATAAGAAAATCGTTGAGCTGACCGGCAAGAATGGCGGCGCGATCGAAACCAAGTCTCAGGTTACGGTGGACAAGAAAACTCTCGAATCTGTTCTCGATCGCCTATGACCGCGCTTCTCGACTGGGAAACAATGAGTCGGGAGGAAAAAGAAGCATCCAAAATGATCAGCGAGCATTCCCCGCTCGCATTCATGCGCGTCTTTTTCCAGATCAATCAGGGGATGAAGTTTCTGTGCAACTGGCATCACCGCTACATGGATTACACCGCCCAGCAGGTCCTGCAGGGGAAGCTTAAGAACGTCGTGTTCAACATGCCACCAGGTGGCACCAAGACCGAATACTGGTCGATTCACCTGCCTGCATACGTGATGACGAAGTTCGACCGGACGCGCAATCTGAGCGTTTCCTACTCGAAATCGCTGGTCGAAGAAAACTCCAACCGCATCAAGTCGATCATCACCAGTTCGGAATATCAGGAGCTCTGGCCCTGCTCTCTGGGGAAAGCTGACGTCGCGAACTGGATCGTCACCGATGACAACGGGCGCAACAAGCACCAGATCTTCAGTCGCTCAACCGGCGGCCAGATCACTGGCGTCCGGGGCGGGTACATCTCGGAAGGCTTCAGCGGATTCATCAACCTCGATGATCCAGAAAAGGCCGACAGCGCATTCAGCGCGACCATGCGGGCCAAAGCTCAGCGGATCGTGGTAAACACGCTACGTAGCAGGCGGGCGTCACCTGATACCCCGGTGATCTGCACGCAGCAGCGCCTGCACACCGATGACGTGTCGGGCTTCCTGCTCGCCGGCGGCATGGGCCTCGATTTCTCGCACATCAAGGTTCCAGCCTTGGTGACGCGCGAATATATCGAAAGCCTACCGCGCGAGATCCGGGAGCACGCCGAGCGCGATGTATTCAGCGGGCCCTCAGTCGTCCGGGGCGGCGTTGAATACTGGTCGTATTGGCCAGCCAAGGAATCGGTCTTCGACCTGATGGCGCTGTGGGACCGGGATGCCTACACCCTGGTCAGCCAGTACCAGCAGTCACCTATCGCCCTGACTGGTGGCATGATTGATGCCGACTGGTTCCCGACCTACGAGCAGTTGCCGTTTCTGGTTTGGCGCGGGGTGTATGTCGACACAGCCCAGAAGACCGACGAGCAGCACGACTTCTCGGTGTTCAGTCACTGCGGCCTGGGCATAGACGGCAACCTTTACATCATCGAGATCGTTCGCGGCAAATGGGATGCCGGCGATCTGGAGGCCGAAGCGCTCAAGGTCTGGCAGCGCTGGCAGCCTTGGGACAACTTCCGCCCGGCAACCCTTCGCTATATGCGGGTCGAGGACAAATCGAGCGGTACCGGCCTGATTCAGACGATCAGCAAAAAGGGCTCGATCCAGATCCAGCCACAGCCGCGCGGCCCCGCCAGCAACAAAGTCGTGCGCTGTATGGATGCCGTGCCGTGGTTCAAGTCTGGTCGGGTCTTCGTTCCCGCCATCTATGACGAGCACGGGAACAAAATTGACCAGGTGAAGGATCACCGAGGCGTTGCCATTGCCCCCGCGGATTGGGTGCCGACGTTCCTCACCGAAGCATCCGCTTTCACTGCTGACGACACCCACGACCACGACGACCAGATCGACACGATCTTCGACGCCGTAGCCGACATGCTCATTTCGGGCGGCGGCGACTTCTTCTCCAGCAACTGGCTTTCATAACTCAATCCGTCGGCCGCTCC